TATCCCCGTAGTTCCTACGGTTCTTGTATGTTATCTAAGTTATATTCAGTATTCGCAATCCTTCGTTCAGAATGTTAATGGCGGCATTTACATCTCTGTTGTGCTCTGCTTGACAGTTCGGGCATAACCAATTTCTGACGCTCAAATCTTTCACGTCTTTATTTTGGTAGCCACACACATGACAGATCTGTGTTGATGCAAAGAATGTGTCTACCTTAACAACTTCTTTGCCGCGCCATTTCGCTTTATATTCCAGTTGCCCGATAAATTCTGACCAACTTGCATCCGAGATGCTTTGGGCAAGTTTATGGTTTTTAACCATGTTGCTCACCTGTAAATCTTCTATGCAAATGACATCATAACTTCTTGTGATTGTTGAAGAAAGTTTATGCAGAGTATCTCTGCGTTGATTAGCAATCTTTTCATGCAATTTTGCAACTTTTATTCTTGCCTTCTCCCAGTTTGAACCGCCTCTTGTTTTTCGAGACAGTTCGCGCTGAAGTTTGGCGAGTTTCTTGAGTGACTGTTTCAGATATTTATGATTGCTATATCTTTCTCCATCAGAAGTTATGGCGAAATCCTTGATTCCAAGATCAATACCAACATATTTATCTGTTCGTATAGGTTCTTGACTCTCTATATCCGTACAACATATCGAGACAAAATATTTCCCGCTCGGCGTTTGTGATATTGTCGCATTTAGTATCCTACCCTGTGGAGTATATTTATCACGAACCCTCAACCATCCTAACTTTGGAAGTTTGATCTTTCCATTGACGAAAGCTATGTTGTTATTGGTATAACTGGTCTTGTAACTTTTGTGTCGGTTCTTTTTCGATTTAAATTTGGGATACCCTACCTCAACCCTTCTAAAAAAGTTCTGGTAGGCAAGGTCTAAATGTTTTAAAGCATTCTGTAGAGAGCACTTGTCCGGTTCTTTTAGCCAGATAAGCTCTTTCTTTAGCTTCGTTAGCTCTCTCGAGCATTCGCTGAAACCAAGTGTTTTCTTGCTCTTTTCGTAGGCTTTAATTCTTTTATCGAGAAAATAGTTATACACAAAACGCACGCAGCCAAATGTTTTTTGAATCAGGATTTCTTGTGTCTTGTTTGGATAAATTCTGAACTTGTATGCTTTTTCCATGATAAATCACTTTCCTTTTTCCTACTTAGGTATTTTCCACTGACTATTTTAACATACATAAAAGAAAAATTCAAGTGATTACAAGGAATTTATTGTATTTTTTTTAGATAACATATGCAAGAACCGCAGGTTCTTTTTTTTTTAGTCGTAAAAATGGAGGTTGTCGTTCACGAAAGGGCGCTACCCCTAACGCAGTTCTCCGATGAACTTCTTTAGCTTTCACTAAAGCACAGACTATATCTTATCCTTCGGCATTACCCGTTAAGGTCTCATCCACTTCCACCGCCAAACGCTTGCGGTGTACTCCCCTCGGGAGGGATAGTCGTTGAACCTTCTACTGTTCGTAGCTTGGATGCTGATTGTCCAATTCTCTATATTTTCAAACCTTCACGATTGAGCTTGTTTCATCTCTGCGTTGTGGTTATAGAGACTCTAAGGAGTTTCCAGCAATTCAGATGATGTCCTGTACGGATTTCTTTCAGTCCGTATCTACATATACATTTCTGTATACGCTGACTATTTGTTCGCCTAACACGTGACTTTAGTCACAAGTATGCGGCTCACTTTTAATCAATGTCTCCATCTTCTACTTTCGCTTGTGCTTCCCATTCACTGTCTGCTGTGACTGTGACAGCAGCTCTAATCTCTGTAGTAAAAATAACTTCAAACCTAGCCACTATTCAATCTCCCTAGCGTGCTCTAGTTGCAAGTCCCAGTTGCTATAGCTAAAATCATACGCCTTGTGGATAAAGTCATATATATCACTGTTTTCAATGCGTTCCATAGCTTCTTCTGCTGAGTTTGCTTTTACTTTAACACTAGCTTCTACCACTGTTGTGAATGTAACTTCATAGTTATTCATCGAATACCTCTTTCATTTTTCTAAAAGTCTTTTCGTCCAACACAAAATAATTTGTGCCATTTTCTTCAAATTGAAACACAAGGGCTGAATAAGGTATCTGCAAATCCATTCGCTCTCGTTCATTTTTCTCAATCCACTCCTTTTTAATAGAGAATGATTCTTTAGGCTTTATAGATGTTTTACACTCAATAAGCCAATCACTTGTAATGACATCGCCACCACAAAAATGTGGACTACCCGATCCAGAAACAGTACGTCCTCCCAAAAGATTTGCAACATATTGCTCTTGTTTACTAGAGAAATATCTAGTAGCAGTTTTATTTTTAGCCATGAAAGCTCTCCTTTACTACTCGTGACATAAAGTCATACAACGGTTCATTTTCAATAACAACATCTTCTTTCGGGTATCTTGCCTTAACTTTGTTTGTAGGAACGATATATTGATTCTCAAACAAATTATATAAGTCTAGTCTAGCCGCAAAATAAAAATCTGTTGGATAAAGAAACCAATGCTCATTCGTTTTTCTAAAATCACTTGCATTTGGTGGTAGATATGGTGTTTTCTCTGTAAAATACACACAAGGATTTTCCTTAAACTCTGCCGAAAACATATATGATTTTAGTTGACTATACCCAATAAGCCCTAGGAGACATTTATATAGAGAATCACTGACACAGATTCTAGGAATGTCTCCTTCTTCATCTTTAACAGCACTTTCTGGGACTTTTGGCATAAATGTTTTCTTATTACCGACAAACTCTCTTGAAATATGAAACCACATTAGTCCTCCAACTCACTAGGTCTTAGCATAAGATAGACACCATCTTCTACTACATATACCTCAATATATCCATCTTCTCTGACTGGATTTCTAGGAACCCAACACATCTTTCCGTTATATTTCTTGTATTCTTCCTTCTCAGTCCTTATCCGAAAAACGTACATCGAGTACCTCCTTCAAAGATCTTTTCAAATCTGCTACTGTACCATTGTTATAAATAGTAAAGTCTGGTTCATAGTCATCAAGCGCATGTTCTGATATGTCTGACATTTCCGAAACGTCTCGGATAATTCTGATTGTTGTAACATCTCTAAAGTAATCCTTGATAATCTGAATCTCATTAGGAAACCTACAATCAGTAACAACAACAATATCTGGCATATCATGTTCAATAGCCTTTACTACCTTCAACGCCCAGAACCCTTCTTTATAGGCTCTTACAGTCTGTCCTATACCTTGTAACAGCTTTCTTCCACGTTCATCTTTTCTGCCATCCCATCCGACTTCATAGGCAATAGTCTTTAGGTAATCAGCAAAGGCATATCTTTCAGCGATAGGATAAAGTTCTTTGATACATTTATAGGATTCATCCTTGCCTACACCTGCTTTTCCAATCAATAACACTACTTTCATTCTTCATCCACCTTAAAATGCTCATAGGCATTAAAATCATTGGGAATACGTAGCTTGATGAGATTGTAAATATCATCCAGCTTCTTTGATAGTTCTTGAACATCCATAGGTATAGCAATCATCCTGTGTACTGCTACCTTTAAGATGTTCTGAAAGCTACTTGCATAAAGAAGATTCTTGTAACCTAATGGTTGTTTTTCATTTACCTCCCTAAGAATCCACTGTAAGCCGTCAGTAGCAATAAAAAGATCTGGTGTGAGAGCAATACTTCCTTTTGGATTATTCTTGCCCTTACGTTTAGGATTCTTTGCTAGTTCCTTGATGTAATCATCTGTTGTACTGCTAACAACTTTCTTCTTCCTACCCATGTTATAGCCCCCATACAATAAATGTTACAATCCATGCAGGAAGTCCAAGGTGTCCAATACCAGGAATAAGTGCAATCAGTAGGCACTTCCAATAAGCGACATACTCAACACCAGTCCAGCACTCAATGTTGTATTGCCACATGAACCCTAGAATTGCAGAAATGATTGCATAAACCCACAAAGGCGAGATGGCAATAACGAAAGAAATAAATTTACTCATAATTTATCCTCCTATATAGAAATTAACTCTATGAAAACAATAGCATAAAAATAGGAAGGTGTCAAGTACCTTCTTACATTTTATTTCGTTATAATAGTATTAACTGCTTCTTCTAGCTCCTTAAACACATCTTCATGTTCTTCCATATATTTAATAACATTGGCTAGTCCTTGCCATTTAAGAGCATTTCCGTTGCTGTCTATTTTTGCGTCCCCATTTTCATCTGAGATTGAGAACCACGCACCAGCTTTTTGAATAAGTCCTTGTGCAATAGCAAGATTGATTGTGTCATTTTTACCGTCAATGCCCTTTGACGGTGTAATACTAAAGCGCGACATCTTTCTTGATGGATTCCCTGTTTTATTTTTTAAGCACTCAATCATGCTATAATGCCCATAGAACACATCTGGATGTGCATTTAGCTTGTTATACGATTCATCATAGTAGCTATCTCGCTTTAGAAAAAGTCGGATAAAACAGGTGTGCTTCCACATTCTACCACCAGTGCTAATAATCCTGTTGTAGTTTGACATATCATCTCTCATTTGATTTATACCAATAAAGGTTATATTATACTTTTTAACGATTGGTGACATTTTAGCGCAGAATGTGGTAAGAGCTGCTGCAATTCCACCCATAGTTTTTTCTTCCATAGTCTTGTCCATAGCTTGTTGAGATACTAACATAGGTATAGAGTCAAGGACAACCATGCCAACCCCACCACTATCCATAAGGTCAAGAAGAATTTGAAATAGCTGTTCTGCTGTTTGATTTTCTGGTGCAATATAGATTAGATTATCAACATCTACACCAAGTTTTGTGAGCCATTCCTCGTCAGAACTGAACTCTGAATCCAGAAGGACACAACGCATAACTCCTCGGTCTTTGAGATACTGTAGTCGCTCTTTCTGCTCCTTGTTTGGTTTTTCCAGAGATTCAAGTTCTTCAACTTCTTCATCATATTCTTTTTGAAACTGCTTTTGTGCTTGTCCAATCATCGAATAGCAAAAACAACTCTTCCCAGAAGATTCAGCCCCCAAGACCTCCATAATAGTTCTTGGTAGTCCACCATGAAACAAATAGGTAAATGCAGGAGAAACAAAAGGTATATTACCAAAATTCTTCTTCTTTACCGCCGATGTACCTACAAGATTAAATTTATATTTTTTATTTATGTTGTTTATAGTATCATCTAGTTTACTCATATATGTACCACCCAAAAATTATTCACTACAATCTCCTACCTTTTCACAAAATATATCCTCAATATCTGTATCATATTTCTTCAAAATCATCAATTCTTTGGTGCTTAGTTCCAGAAACCTATTTGGACATTTTTTCATCATATCACACAAAGTAACTATAAGCAAATAATCAGTGCCCAATTCCTTCATCTTCTCAGCACAGTTAGGAACATTATCCATTTTCCCGACCTTTAACATAAATGTTTTGATTTTACTTTCTGCTACTGGAAGAATTTTATTTAGCCTCTCAATAACCTTTTTTGGATAGATGCTATAATACCACATTATAAACCAACCTTTTCTATCAATAATTAGTTCCTATAATTTCTTTTACTTTTCCTCTCAATCTGACAAAAGAAATGGTAGCCAATAGGAAAGTTATTTAAGTCCTCCGTCATAGTTCTTGTATTTTCTTTGACATTCTCTAAAACCTCTAAGCAGATGGTTTTTAGACGATCTGTATTGTTAAACTTAACCATTATCTACCTCCGCAATAGGTTCTAACTTTGTTGACGTAACCCATGTTTTATCATAAGGCAAAAGAACCTTGCTATTGTGTCTCGCAAGGTCTAGCATCTCTTTTAGTTCTTGTAATTCTCTAATGCAGTCAGCCATCTCAAGAACAACATCATAATAATCAACGCCACAAAACTTAAAGTTATTTGCTTCTTCCATGTATGCGTCAATCTCTAATGAAATACTGCTGATTTTATCTTCAACATCTTTGGCTAACTGCTCAGTATCATGACATAAGTACTGCATTTACATCACCTTCATCCACAACAATCATGTCTCCCACAGTGCTATAGCTTTTATGAGAAAGACGCAACATAAGGTCAAACTCTCCGCTATCCACTACATACACAACAGCAGTAGGGAAAGCCATCGACAGTTTTATCTTAAACACTTTTTGTATTCCTTCTACTACTGATTCTTGATATTCCGTTAGGTCTTGATGTAATGCACTCTGGCAACATTCAAGAACTAAATCACGCTTTGACATTGGTATTGCTACTTTCAATGTTTCCTCCTTGTCATGCGAAAGCAAGATAGAAGTATCCGCATCTCATAGTCCTCAATCACAAGTTGTGTACCAATAAGTTCACAGCCAGCTTTAATGTCTTTAATAACAGCTAGGTCTGCATAGTTAGGCGTATATACTAAAGAATTGAGTATTGCATCACAGATATTGATATATCTTTGCTTGTCAACAATGATGTGCTTCACGTTGCATACCCCCAAAACGGTCTACACTCCTGTAATGTAATATATTCAGCAGTTGTAAGTTCGATACCGCGCTCGTACTTTTTAAGAATATCATAAAGCCTACCTTGCTGTCTCTCAATAAACTCAATGGAATCTTCAATAAGTTTAAGATCAACAAGTTCCGTGCCAACCCAATTCCTCTTTGAATACTTCTTAACAAGATCAACAATACGACCATCAACGGGTGCTCTATGACCTTTATACTTTTGGAGTTCGTCTGAGATTGCCTGAGAGTACCAATAAAGGTCATTATCTGTATAGTTAGATTCCTTAAACGCATCAGAGAGATTCTTAATAGCGTGGTAGCAACGACTATCAAAAACATCCTTATTTGTGACAATATGTTTCATTTTATGGCTCTCCTGTTCTACTTTATAACTGGTGTAAACACGCAATACTTCTTTAGCTAGGTCTGATGTTTTGTGTGTAACGTAAGCATCACAGACAACAGCAAACCAATTTTTTCGTGAATCAATCATTCCAGTAATGGCTTCTGCTTCTGCGTCATCTTCTGGTGACATACTAGATAATTCTTCAATTTCCGCGATAATTTTATCAAGCGTTTCAAGACATTTCGTATCAAATTCCATAATTAGATCTCCTTCTGTGCAATCTGCCACTCTTGCATTTTAGCACTAATGATTTTCTTTACTGCGTCACTAAGACGTTCAATCGCCGCACACTTGCCTTTGATAATCTTATATACGTTTCCATACACAAGTTTAACAATAGCTTCTTCTTTAGCCATCTCCTCGGCTCTCGCTGTCTTACTGGCAATCGTACCACCTTGAAGATTCATATAGCTCTCATTGAACTTCTCATCATACACAAGCTCTGAAATACTTGCTCTAAGAGATGCTAGTTCCTGTTTGCTGATAAAGAAGTACGCATAGGTAGTAAGCCTAACAAGGATTCTATTCAGATCCTCAATGGTTAAGTCTCCGCTATCTTCAAGAACGTCCTTAATCTTTTGAATGTATGTGTCTGCTTCATCTGTGTACTTACTTGCAATCTCCTCAACAATCTTTGATAGATTCTCTGACTGCTCCTCAACTCTTGTTTGGATTTCTGTGTTCATACTTATCCTTTCGTATCGCAAACCATTTATCTGCCTTGTCACAAACTGTTATACTCTTATTCATCAGGTAATCAATACAATCAAGTATAACAATCGGAACTGCTGTTAATACAAGAATAAACTTTCCTAAATATGTAAACTCATCCCAATACTTAATAAACTGTTTCTTAAACGTAAAACAATAATTCCCAATTCCATTCATAGTAAATCCTCTTTTTCGTTCCCGTTATTTCTATGATTCTATTATCTTCGTGGTCATGTCTTATGGACTTCTTACCATCGTTAATTAGCTCCTTGATAACAGATATAGGAATGGCTTTGCATATCCCTTTATCATAATACCACACAACGATATAACTGTCAATACCATATTTTATAAAAGATTCCCATAAACTCTTTAATTGATAATCTGATATGTTCTTAAATGGCAAAGAAGCTCCTGCTGTTGTTTTACACTCAATCATATACATATTTGGTTTGTAATAACAAAAGTAATCACAAGGATTTGAGATTCCCATATAGTTGGAGTAATCTAGGATCCTGTAACAAAACACATCTCCAAGTGCTTCTACCTGCTCTCTGAATAGTTTTTCAAACTGTTTCCCTTTACTAATATTACCACCTCCCAAGGTATAGTATAACACAGACAAACAAAAAAGGCAAGTTAGCTCCTTGCCAACTCACCTGCAAATGTAAACTTCTCTACGTTAATACTGTATCTCTCTGCAATTTCATAGTATAGATTATATGAAATGACTGTTTTCTTTCTCACCACTTCTAAAACATGGGGTTCTTAGATACGGGTAGTGACTGTTTTTACAATTCCATTGGTAGTGTTCTTTATTTAACTTTCGTCTTCTTCCTCAATACTAATAAACTTAATCCAGTCAAAAAGTTTAGAGGTACGTAAAAGAAGGACGGTGTTTACTGTTACAAGAATCTTGCTGTTACTTCTTGCTTGGTAGTACAACGACTCTACATACTCATGCTTTTGGGTGACATCTGCAATATCAATACAGAGAGCAATAATGTCAGTTTCCTTCTCATCTTTATACTCTCTTAGGAGACTATTTAGCATCTTCTCATATACTTGCATTTTGTCCTTGCACAAACCCATAAGATAGTGCATATCATTACATAGATATTTCATGTTTCTACCGTCCTTAATCTATCAACCCAGTCCTTAATTTTTGGTTCAAAGCATCTAAGAAATACATACTGTTCTTCTGAAAGCACAAGACTACTGTCAAGGTTTATCTTTAACGTCACCGCTGTGTCATATTTTTCGTAGGAACTCATAACATCGAACAAATTATTCATTAGATCTTCTTGCCCCATCTGCAATAGTTTTTCAGTTACGGCTTTTGTCATATCTTGTTCTATACGCTTACAGACCATAAATATATTTTTTCTAAACTCTTCTTTTGGTTTATATATCCACAATGTATTCACCTACAATTTCAACCCCTGTCTGCACAAGGTCAATGCCCCTCTTACTTGCCCAATGATAAACTGCACAGTTGATATATTCCTCAAGGTCTTTCATGTCCTCATCCGAGAACCGCTCTTCATAGGTCATACCAACCTCTTCAACAGGACAATTACATTCAAGATACGCCGTCATAGCTCTTGTTACTTCACTTGCCCAAATATGTGGATAATACGCATGGATTTCTCCGATGTAAACAATATGCCCATCATCTTCAAAATCATCTTCACTAAGATCAGTCCTTGCGGCATTGAGACACTCATCAATGGAGTTAAAATACTCAGTGTCATCCCAATGAGAAGGATCTGTTGTGTAGGTATAAAATTTCATGTAACATCTACTCACTTTCAATCTCGCCCAGCATATCATCTACGGCTTCATCAATGTCACCGTACTCAGCAAAAGACTCTTCATAGCCAAACCAATTATCTACTCCACCACATTCCAGCGCATTTAAGCGTTCACTATCAGTCAAGAGGCTACGAAGTTCTTCCAACGTAAGTTTATACATTCCATCTTTTGTCTTAATCATGTTTTTATCCTCCCCTGCTCACAATAATCTACCACTAACGTCATGCAGAGAGTAAATATCTCTGTAGCCATACATATAATCCTCGGCGGCTTTCTTTGATGAGAAAAACACCGCACATACTCCACATGGAGCGTCGTAGAAAACCACATATTTAGCTTTGTGTCCCTTAGAACAAAGATTGAATTTCATATCAACATCTCCTTTCATGACTATATTATCACGAACCAGGAGATATGTCAATACTCTCCAAAATTTTAATGTTTCTCTGATAAATGTGTTTGATTTCTTCAACAACATCATCTTCAATAACAATGATGTTACCATGTAGTAAATTCTTGAACGCAAGTTTATTTCTCTTGCACTTCTCAAGCCAATCTAGAATGTCTTTATTCTTTCTAATTTCATATAATAGCTTTTCTTCCACCATGCTTAATCTCCTTATACCAAAATATATCAATGTATATATCTCTATCTGTATTGAACCATTTCCTTTTGTTCTCCCACAAGTAGACCATATCTCTTGCTCGATCAATTCTATGTTCAATACGCTTAAAGAACCATTCCTTGAACCTATCCTTAAATGAAGCATTTGGCAATTCATCTCGCTCTTTCTTAGCAGACAGCAGACAGCCAACCCAATATCGTTGAATATCATCAATTTTACTCTTGAAGAAGTCAAATTCTTCTACTTTTATTTTAATATACACCTCATCCAAGCCACACACCTCACTTAGTAACCTAATAAAAATTATCTAAAAACTTCGTGACAATAACCACCATTTGTTGTATAATATATATCTTTAATACCTAATTCCTTTATGTAAGAACTACAAGCAGGGCAAGGTCTCGACACCCTAATCTCTCCCGCTTTATTTACCCTATAAACATATATAGATACTTTTGACATATCTAAATCCTTTAGATAAGGTCTAGCGTGCAAAAGAGCGAGCATCTCTGCGTGTAGACAACCCTTATCCTTATCATCTTTCCCAAATCTGTACTTTTCGTTACGTTTTTGTTGCAGCGGATTTCCTTTAGTAGTGTTCCACCCCACTCCTATGATTCTGTTTTTATATACCACTACTGAGCCAAGGAAATATTTTGCATGGTCACTAAGCCTACTAGCATCTCTTGCCTTTTCAAAAAATTTCATTTTCATTTCTATTCTTCTCCTGCGCTTACTACCTAAAAGCATTTAACATTCGGTGTAGACACACTTAAAAATCCTTTCTATATTTGGATTATAGTTATTTAGCATATTGAATGTACCAAGCGCAAGTACAATACCACTGGTGCTCTTCTTTACATCTCGTTCAAGTTCATTTACCTTCTTGTATTTATCAGAAATATATCCAATGATTGCAGAATATTTCCCAAACTCTGTGTCCCCACACTCAGGAAGGTTTCTGAACTTTGTCATAACCTCTCTCAGTTCTTTCTCAATAGCACGTTGAACCACAAGAAGTTCGTCAAGAAACTTTTCGGTATTATCACATACATATTTAAGCATTTTCTCATCCCCTCACACACACCAACAACACTCACCAAAGCTAAATAATTCATTTAACTGTTCCACAATTTCGCCATAATCATCTAATGAAATATTATACTTCTTCAACACATTTTCTTTCGGCATCTTTGGCGTAAAGCCCATAAGCAAACAGGAATAGTTACCAATTCCTTTAACATTTACTTCCCCAAAATCGTCCTTACTTGCCTCAATTCCGTTGATAGTAAACACCTCATCTTCACAAGGAAGCCCTCTATATGCTCTAATTTCAAGATTCATTTTAATCTCTCCTTTGCATACTTACATAGATACTAAATCCTAATCGTTTTCAAGCTCCTTAATTCTTTCTAAAAGCACCTTAACAACATCAAACCTAAAATATAGTATCTTATCCTTTACTGTGCAAATATTGCAAGTATCTTTCTTTAATTTACGCATAATCTCGTCATAGGCTGTTGTATACCTTTGTGGCAACTCATCCATATGCCTCTTAATATACTTACTGAGATGCTCTACACAGGTTTCTGGTGAATCACAAAACATAGCATTGTATCTATATTCTTGTTCATATTCTTCACACGCATAGCGATTATCAAATTCCCTGCCGTCAAACGCTATAAATTTGATAGTCATACTACTACCTCCCGAATGATTAAATCATCTGGATAATCTACGTTATACTTATTCAAATACACAAGTATTTGAATACTTGCATACACAACATCTGGTTGATGGTATCTTATCTCATTTATCAGATCAATGGTTTCATCTTTAGCCTTTCCCAATTTTGTGATCTCATATGCAATACTACCAGTACCCGCTAATCCATCTGACCTATATTCAAGAAGCCTATTTGTTGATTCAAGATCTATAGCTTTTATTATACTTCTTAGATATTGAATTAACTCCTCTGGTCTATCACATCTTATTCTGAGCATTTTTATCTCCTCCTTTTGTCTATACACTAACACAGCAGTTTATATTTGTCAAGTGCTTTTGCAAAAAAAATAAGAGGAATTTTTCATCCTCTTATTGCTATAACTCCGATAAGTCCAATGACTGCTATCTTCAATATTTTATTTTTAAACTCAATGCTCTTTCGCTGATGCTCTAGCTTTTTCAATGATTTGCTTGCTTCTGCTAATTCTTTGTTCGCTGTCTCTAGCGAGTTCTTGGCTTCGCTTGTTGATTTCTGCGCTTCTATCAATAAGTTCCTGAGTTCTCTGATTTGTCTCTGAGATTCTGTCAGTTGTCCTTGTAGCACTGTTAATTGATTCTTCAACTCCATTGAGTTTTGACTGGCTGTTATCAAGGATTCGTTCTGTTCTTGCAGTAGACTCAATAGCTCTCTGTTGTTGTTCTCTAACTGTGTCAAGTTGTTGTTCAGTTCGTTTAACTCCGTCTCTGATATTGTTATCTGAGAACATAGCCCATAAGAAGAACAAGCAAGCAATAATGCAACCGCCAAGAATGAAATACTTGCAATTTTTCTTAAAAAATTCATTCATTTAATCCTTCCTCTTATAGTTGATTACTATACCAATTACTCTTCCCCCTGAGAACATTACCACCATTTGTAGGATCATCATAACTTGATGGTGCTGATGGTGATTCTGTTGTCCCTAAGAAGAGTAAGTCCCATCGGGTACAACCATTAAAATAACCATATGGTTCATGTGGATATGTTTCATCATAGTTATCTGCCGCCTCTGAATGTGTCATAACATGGTATTTATCAATAGTAAGCCACAATGCTTTTGCTACTACAGCAATTACTTGTGCCATAGTTTCAATTTGTGCAGAAGTAGGAGGATATTCACCTAAATCATTTGTAGTAGCTTTATAACAACAAGACATGGAAATTCCTACTGCACCAGAATTTCTCATATATGTATGTGATAGTACATCTGAGAAATCATCTGTTGAAATCCAACAACGCCCTTCACCGTCAATATTGATGTGATAATCCTCGAACTTCTGTTCATATCGCGAAGCTGACCAGTGCAAAATGCACGTAGCGTCTCTGCCATACTTCTTAGCTAATGCCCATATATCTTCTCTGCTATCTTCTGCTATCTGCCTTATTTCATCTAGTGTTACATATCTTCCCAAAATATCAACCCCCTGCATCACTATTATTATACTTAGGTGGTTCTCCTTCTTTACTGTTAAATGTACTGTCTATTTTATACTTTGAATGAATATTATAGGCTAATGTGCCTAATGTTGTTACTGCTGTTGCCATTATGGTTAAGAATCCATATGCCGCATTTAACTCAAAATGTGTTCCATATAACCCATTCATCCAGAAAGCCGCAAGTAGACTAGCACACCATATTAAAGTAAAAAATAGGATGATGGACGCTACAAATATAAGTAGCGTCTCTTGATTTGCTTGCGCCCATCTTCCTAATTTTAATATATTTCTTTTAATTGATGTAATCATTTTAACTTATTCTTCCTAATATGAAATTCATCATCTGAAATAATCGGTAGTTTCTTTGTTGTGTTATACAACGCCTTTACTGCACCATTTCCATTTAGTAGTTCATATGAACTTTCCATTCCTTCAATATTCTGTAGTTGTGTTATGGTTATTCCACCTATCTGTGCAATAAAGTTACAACTTTGTACGATTCTGTCTTTTAGTAGTGACCGTAGTCCATTTTTCAGTGCTTCATATTCAGCGTCCCTACGTTTTGATTCTGCATCGTGTCTGGCTTCTCTTGCTTTGAACTTTGCTACCATCCACCCTACTAATGCTACTACTATTGCATTAGCTGCTGCTAGTAATATTTCCGTAGTTAATCACCTCCTAGCGCATAGTTGATCTTATAACTTCCTGTATTATTTAATGTCACGTCTAATGTTTCATTATCAACAAAATCTGCAAGGTAATAATCCATTGGTCTTACTTGTCTCCATTTACCTTTTTGGTTTACTGTTAGTGCTAAGTTATCTATATTAACATTACTATTACTATCCGTTTGAGATAGACTAAATGCAACGCCTAGTTTATTTGTTACGATTGTATCATTTTTTGTTATTAGCTTGTGCCATTTCTCTGTTGTTATTGCTTTTACTGATAGATCACTCATTCCTTTTGTTGGAATTTCATCTGGTTGTATCTCTACCCAATCTGTTGTATATGTTAGATATTTTTCCCCGTCTACTGTAAACGCATATCTTATATCATTTTTTTGTGTCTTGTACGCTTCTGTTGGTGGCGTAAAATCACTTGTCCACTTTGCATAAGGCACTACACTAAATTCATCCATAATGCCTTTTATATACGTTCCCGTCCCACTTACTGATGCACCAATGCCACAAACTCTAAAATTTAGGTCTTTTGCACTATCTATAGTCTTTACTAGGTGTCCATCTTTATATAGATAGAACACGCCATCTTTTCTTACAAATGCTATATGGTGCCAATTTCCATCCATCAACGGATCAAACTTATTTTCATCCTTATATGTAGCATCTGTAGAAAAGTGTGTGTTTGTAAGTTTTATTGTTCCATCATAGCTTGAGAAGAATGTAGGATTGGCTTGTGGCTGTGTAACATCACATTTCTGCCAGAAGTCTACAGTAACATCTTCTTTGTTATAAATCAGATCTACACTACAGTATATGATATTATTTGCAGAAAACTTTATTGCCTTACCACCAAATTTACTATCATCTGTGAACTCCGAATTTGTTTGCTGAGTAAATGTTTTTCCAAATTCATCTACATAATCACCATCAAAATGAAGTAATGTGTATGAACTATAATTATTCAAAAGTGAAGATTTCACTGTTTGTGTTGGGACAATACTTACTATATCTTCAACTTGCTTTATACTGATTAGGTCTTTTGGTAATACTATTTGTGGTTTCATAGCTCCAAATATATATGGACTTGCTTGAACATTATTCTCTGTAAATGTTGCAATCTTGAATTTTCCCAATTCTTTTAATTTTTCTGTTCCTCTTACAGAACTTTTATTAAATAAATTCTCCTTCTCTGTGTCAGATAGAGTAGTCCAATTATCTGCGACCTTTTCTACTTTATCATTATACACATTATTATTTTCTGTAATATATAGTACACTTTTTGCTTTGGGTATTTCTATATCTGGTACTCCTGTGAATGGTCTTGCATAATCCCACAGAATTACATCTGATACTTTTCCGTCGAATAATGGATATGATGCTGTCCCGCCTACTTGTAAGCTAGATAACGCAAATACACCAGTATATCCACCACCTTGATAAACTTCTCCATCTATGTAAACCTTTCCTTGTTTATTGTAGTTGTTAAAAAATATATACACATGATGCCACACATTTTCATCCAATAACAGTGGTTTAGCACTTCCAAATGAAATATATGATGAAACGTGCATCGCAGAACCATTACAAAAATATAAAGAATCTGTATTATTTGCTGCTACTGGTTCACTCCACACTGTTCTTCTTCTCATATATGCCCAATATGAAAGCGCCCAACTGTTTATTGGTGTTTTGAACTGAACAAACACAACACTTTTACCATCTGTCTTGTCTAGGCATCTTTCTCCGTATTTTCCAATTCCTATCTGTGGATTGCCTAATGGATATGATATTGTATTTTCTGTGTTATAGTCCTTAAAATTACCATCACTATCTACATATATTCTACTCTTATACATTTTAATACATCACATCCTCTATAATTGAATAATCCTCTGGATTTACATAATCAGATACAGTAACGTAGCCACTCCCTAGTGCTGTTTGTGCTGTGCTGTTTATCTTATGATAATTATTTGGTCTTACCACAGAATCAAATGTCACTTTATCATATTTGAATTTACTTCCATCACCTACATCAAATGTATATACATTCATAACCATTCCTGATGTTCCTGGTTGTAACTGTAATACACCTATTGGAGGGAAACAGAAGTTTAGTGTTTCTTTGAACTTTATTGTTACTTTTGTACCTGCTGGTGCATTTAACTTAGTAACTTGTTTCCATCCTGCTACTGAGCCACCTCCACCACCAGATAAGTTTTCCCATTTATCTTGGTTAAAGTCTGAAATTGATGTAAATGCTTCTTTTGCTTTCCACAAATTACCATTATAGGTTACTACTGCACCTTTAATATATGGTGTATTTGCGTGCCATTCTTCAATCGTTGCTGGCTTTACTATTGCATCCCACTCTGTTTCATTAAATGTTGTTGCTGTGTTCTGCTTTGCTCTATATACAATACCGTCTTTTATTACAACTTCATTTGGCGAGTATGATATTCCTGAATGATAATTTTTTATAAATGCACTACCGTTTACATAGCTCCATTGTGCTTGAAATGTCGGTGATTTTGCTATGTCTGATACTGTTCTATATAAACTTCCTTGATAAAACACTAAGTCATTGGCTTTATAGTCTTTAGCACTTGACCAATCTTCTATTCTTGTTTGCTGTTGAATTATGTTTCCACCAATCTTATCAAATTCAATTTCTTGTGGTGTGTCTGTTGTTGTAGTTATGTCTGCCTTTGCTCTGTAAAGTGCTTTATCATAATATATAAATTCCCCTGCTTTATATGAAGAACCATTCACATAATTCTTTATAGCTTTTTGTCCACCATCTGACTTACCAATAAGTAATGTCCAACAATCTGGATCTAATCCATTATAGTTTGTGCATGACTTTGTGCAGACATATATACTTCCTTTATACTCTACAACATTTCCTATATTATAGGCTATATTTATCCCGTGGTTTGCATCTGGTTCTGCAAACTTTGGGAATATAAATTCATCTGGCTCACTTATTTTTTTCCAATTTTTATTTAATATTCTGACTTGGAAATCAGGCATCTGCATTCCACCATACCAACCTGTTGGACTCACGCTTGATGCTTCAATTTTTACCTTTGTAATAATTTTTCCAACATTAACTTTCTTTGGAAATAAACCAGCACCAGATGATTCAAAAATAATTTCATCTACACCACCTGTTGTTATAGTTATTTTTACGTCATTTGCAATATAACTTCCGCCATCTATAATAATTATGTGGTCTACTATTTCACCACTTGTAACATTTAATTCAAATCCAGTTCCAAAATTATCTGACCACGAACCAATCGTTGATACAGATTTATATGCCCCATCTGGAAATTTCTGCAAAAATCCGCCAACATCAATATATCCTGCTCCACCATGAACAGATTTATGATCTACTAAACATTTATATAATATATCTTCACTTACTACTGTTACGCCTTGTTTATAATTTGCTCCTTCTTTCCACTCCGCTATACTTGCATACTGTGGATCTACATGATTAAACTCAGAACCAAAAACTGCTCCTGTACCAAAATCTTCTTTTATTTGATAACTAACATCATATATGGTTATTAACGAATCTTTTTCATATATAGTATTTTTTGCCCACGGTCTTATTGCTTGCGAATAATTTAGTATATCCCACTGTGATTGGTTAAATACAGAATTAGCGGCTACCAGTCCTTTTGCTCTATATAGCTTTCCATTATATCTTACAATGTCATTTTGGCTATATGCTCGTCCATCAAAGTCATTGATTACAACAAGTGGGAATAGATTTGGTGTTCCACCAATATCAACGTGCTCTGACGTTGCAGTAAAATCGTGCATTACATAATAAAAGGTATTCGCTGTTGCTAGTTTTACTATTTCTCCAACTTCATAGTTCTTACCTACGGTATATGTACCTACCTTTATTGTTCCATTTTGGGTTAGTTTTTCCCATTTATTTATGCTGAATGTTATTTCTTTTACATTTTCTTTTGCCCTATATAGGTCATTTTTATACCAAACAACATCACCAACATAGTATTGTGTATCTGCCACCCAATTATTAAGGCTTCCCATCTTTCTCCAATAGTCTGATGTTAAGTCCTTGCCTTTTGCATTAGCGATACTGTAGTAGAATCCACCATCTGTATGCCTTACTACACTTCCTACTGGATAATATGAATCCTTCTTCCATTGTGGGATACTTGCATACATTACACGGTATTTATCTTCTTGTACTGACGCACCAGAATTATGTGCTACAGACGATTTTACAAGCAGATCTTCAATAGCTATTGGCTGTTCTGCTGAATAATCTGTGTTTGGTTTCCATTCTCCAAAATCACCATTAACAAGTTTTTCCCACTTTGTTATGTCAAATGTAGTATCTTTACTGTCTGATTTTGCTCTATAAATATCTTTATTCTTTGTAATAACGTCATTGACAGAATATTGCTTATTTGATTCCCAATCCTTGATGTTTGCGACTGGTGTTACTTTCTGCCATAGTGTAATATCATCTATAGGCTTATTCGCTTCTATGTCTTTAATGGCAAAATAGATATTTCCATCATCTGTTCTTACAATAGAATCTTTTTTATACTCCTTTGTTCTATCGTGTTTAGAAACCCCTGCATACAATATCTCAAAATTAGCCATGTTAATGTTTGCAGTAGACGTATGTCCTATCTTTGTTCTTAATATGTACCCATTATATGCAACTGCCTGATCTTTTTTATATTTTGTTGATGGTTTCCAATCCTTAATTAGTGCCTCAGAAGCACTAATCAATGATTCCCAGTATTCATCATCTGGTGGTTTATGACCACTACCACCCTTTTTAGCCTTATATATTGCCCCCTCTGCAAACACAATATCACCCTCTACATATGTTTTTGAATTATCATACTCTGTCAACTGATTATTACTTATCTTAGCCCAAGAACCTGCTGTGACAGCATTAGTAAAGGATGTAAAATCACTCTCAAGGTCATTTGCCATCTTCTTATAGATAACTCCCTTGTTCTCAACCACTGTGCCTACAGGATATTTTATTGCGTTCGTGTCATATGTAGCAATAGATGCGTTGAGTGGTTTTGTGTTGCTTCCTAAATCAGAAGTACCTATATTTTCAACCGATACAAGTGTATTATGAACTACTGCTGTGTCTCCATTCACATAAGGCTCATTCCTGTTATCATCCCAGAATTTAATTACGTCTGTTATTTTATCCCAGTCTGAAAGGTCAAATGCTCGTTTAGAGTTTCTTTTTGCTCTATATAGATTTCCTGCATACTTAACTATATCGCCTGTATAATACTGCCTATCGGGAACAAAATCTGCTCCTACATCATTTATTCTTTCCCAATTTATGTCATCAAAGGTATCACCTGACGTATGTGCTTTCTTGCATTTATATGCCACAAAGTCAACAAGCACAGAGTCTCCAACATTATAAAATGTTTTCTTTTTCCAGTTTCTTATACTAGCAAATACTTCTTGCCAGTTATCTTTATTATCTTCAAATGTTGTTGCATCATGTGGTCTTGTGCATCTATATATTGCGTCTCCATAGTACACAACGTCACCACGCTTGTAATACGCCCCACTAAGCCATGTTGCAATAAGTCCATCTTGTGATGTCCCTGTTGCAATATCTAACACTTGGAATTTAGCTGTTCCAGATGCAAAAATAGAACCAGTAACATTGTTACTAGGTTCTACTGTATCTGTTTGTCCCGCTACTGTGCAATAAGCATATTGAGATGACCTTAAATTAGGATACCTTACAATATCTCCCACAGTATAGTTTGTATTCTTTTTCCAAAGTGTCCAATGGCTCTTATCCTGTACGTGAGATATTCCTACTAGCTTATCGTCTGCGTCATCTATAAAGTGGTTAAAGCTCTCTTCGGCAAACATCCACTCAGAATTTATACGCAACAGGTCTAGCTTTCTTGTTCTATCTGCCATTATATCACCTCTTATACTATATTATAGCACATTATTATCAAAAAATCAAGATTTGACATACAAATCATACTTTATAACATTTCCACTTCTTATTCTAAAATAATCTGTTGTGTTGTTGCCAAAACTATTAAAATTATTCCTGAATATAAATTCTTCTTCCATTACTATCTTATGGTATATTGGATGCAGTATTGGTGGATGTGTACTGTTATCTATGTCTACACCATCAAGTCTATAAGCAACATATCCAGAAATGTCATACATCTGTCCGTCTTGTCCCTTAACAAGGTTTGTAGTACCGCCCTTCTTACCGATAAGCACTAACGCACCATCATCAAACAGCATCGTCTGTTGTTTTGATACTGTTGTGTCAGGTATGAATATATTAGTCTCTCTAACAATGCTATCCATATAATCTTGAACATCTTCGACACGTTCTACAATACCAACAATTCTCGGAACATTTATGATTATATCTTTCTCATACTTATCATATGAATATAGTGCCTTTGAATTATCATAAGTAAGTATTTCTATATGTGCTTGATTTGAGTCCATGATTCTGTTTCTCATCTTAGAGCAAAATTCTTCCCACTTAGAGAAAAACTCTCCATTATGTGTGAGGTCATAACTCATTTCAAACTCTCTGCCATTACATGATACTTTGACAATTCCTACAGTAGAATTTGGTATGTCTACTGGATTGTCAAGATGTGACTTAATTCCAATATCAGAAAACTTATTTCTGTTATTAAACTTAAATCTCAATCCACAAGTAAACACAGTGCCAGCAGGGAAGTTATACTTGAATACTGACTTACTCCCCTTATCTGCACTAAACTGTAGGTTGCCCATGATAGATGGTGATTCGCTGCGTCTAGCTGTGAGAATATTCGTTGTCTTGTCTTTATCAAAGTTTTGTGCCTTTTCTGTTGTTGCACTCGTAACTTCCAATGATTCTTTTGATGTCATTCCTGCACGGGCTACTGGTCTATTCTTATTAACATCTCTCTTGGTATCAAAGAAGTAGCAATATGTTGTAGCAAAATGCTTTCTTGGTACTGTGTCATACACACCACGAATAACATCTTTCAGCACGAAATTGCCGTTAGGAAGTTGATCTATACTTCCATAAGACATTATTTCTCCATCTGCAACAAAAAGATTCATACCACTTCGATTGTTGATTGATTGTGGATTATCCTTAATATCTGCCATCTTTTTCTTGAGAAGATCGTCCGTCTGATTGCCAATAGCCTTTATCTCTATTGAGTTATCCACACCATAGTTTTCATCTGTACCTGCAATCATTCTTCCAACCATAGACCAATTCGATGTTGTTTCATTCTTGTTATATGTTCCATTCTCATATCGCCAAATAGACCAAGAATATGCTATGTCATTCGGTCTTGCCGCCCAAGCATCAATATATGTATCTAGTGACATTGTTGTTTCATATGGCATTTCCATAAACAAGAACTGCTTGATTTCTTCTGGTAGCTTCTCTGGTTCAGTCCAATCAGGAATACTTGCATATCTGTAATCAGTAAGTTCAAACCCAAACACATCTTCTACTGCCGTAATACTGATCTGACCATCTGTCAAAGAGCCATAGTCTACATCTGTTACTCGGTAAACCTGTTTATCAATACCATATGGTTCCCACGATACTGTTATAGGATCTCCGATGGTTACATCATGTCCATACCTATTACACTTAAAATTGATTGAAGATAGTGGATATGCAGCTGTAAGTAGCTGTGTCTTAGCCATGTATCTAGCATTTTCAACTGTTGTAAAATATGAACCGTCTACAGTGCTTTCTTTATTTCTCTTTGTTATTAGTGTATTAGCAAGGTCATTGACTGAAATCGTTCCTTCATCATATTTATTCTCTGCATCTGTAAATGTAAGAGATATAGATGATGTTGTTTCCGACCAATCAAGCCTTGAAAACTCCATGTTTACACAATTTGACGGGTCAAATAATTTTATTTCGTTTACGTCATAGTCATTTCTTATTAACTTAAATGTTAGCTTACCTGTCTTAGGATCGTCATACTTAACTCCACTGATATGAACCATTATGTTATTGATGTAGTCCCCTGCTTTTGACACGCTGTTTATTAAGCAAGATATTCCTAATTTTTCTTTCTGACACGTAAGACCTAACTTAATCAGACTCTCTTCATCAATAACATCTTCTTCGTCGTTGTAGTCACATCCCCAATAGTTATTTACAAGAATTTCATAAATAACCTCTGCTGGATTTGCGTCTTGTCCTATTTTTATTTCAAGCCCACGATTCGGATATTTCTTTGAAAGTCTATCAGGATAATTAGCTACCTCAAACCACATTTCTGGTATGGTTGCTTGCTTTCCTATATAAGCTCCTCTACTCCTGTCTTTATCAGAAACAACACAGGTTAAATACATTGGATATTGAGGAGTTAAGCCTTTTAGGTCTGCTGGTATTTTATCTGATTTTGTCATCTGCTCAATCATCCACTGGTCTTTAGGCTGATGTCTGTTTCCAAAATAATATCTTACTTCACCAACAAATCCACCACCCTCGTCAACTCCACCGAACATTCCTTCGTCATTGATAAAGGCGGTAATACCGTCTATATTATCATTTTCCCATGCTATACTGTTGTTGTCCCAAACGCCTTTCTCTGTTGATGCTTCTACTTTACTGTCATACACATTCATCCATAGACGTTTTACACCAATGTTATCACCTGTCCAACAAATAATATGTTGCCACCCAAGATAATACTTGAACCCTTTCTGTATGGTGGTTCTGCCAAAATGCTTGTTGAATAGCCACAGTAGTAATGTTAGAATCGCATTATATACTGCACTCATAATCATCTTATTTTTCCATTGTTGGTCTACTTCTTCACCTGGTCCAGCAGAAGTGATAACTTTATTTGGTGTTGCCAAGATTAAAATAATTTCAATGAGTAGAGGAATCAATATATCTTTTACATTTAACTTGCTGTGCATACCATATTCTTCTGTATATGGGTCTGCTCTAAACGCTCCATAGTAAGATACAATAGGGTTCTTTATCAGAACTCTACCTAGAGCTACTGGTATTGGGCTTCCTATGCTGTTTGTATTGTCTGAGGTATATTTTGACGCTTTCTGTGTAGTTGTACTTCCACTCTTTTTACCTCTATTAAATAACATCAATAACAGCGTACTTATTCCCCAGCCTATGAATGGACTCATTCCATGTGATTTTTCTCCTGCGGATGCAACTTGATACTGTTCCAAAATATATCACCCCCTAAACTCCCATTGTATGAATCCTGCCATGAGTATCACGTTCTATAACAGCATCATCAATCCAATATCCAGGTCTATTATCTACTGGATGCTTAAACGCATCATATGGCTGTATGTATGGTATACCACTAAAGTTATCTGTATTCTTAAACTTTCTATGGCAAGCACTAAACAAACAATCACATCCTGGATACACCATAAATTCACTCATTCTATCGCTTGGATTGATTGGATATTTTATAGTGATAAACTCGCCCTTGTGTTCCTTAATCGCTCTAATGGCGTGTCCCATAACAACGTATCCATTTGTAAAATACCCATCTTCTTTTGTTGCAAGTTCATGAGACTGTATTTTTAGATGCTGTATGCCGCCAAATCCACCAATCGTCCAACAACGCAATCCATACTCATCTTTATTCAAATTGCATTTAGCATCATATATCCTATTCTGACAAAAATAAGAGAGTTTACCTACTGGTATCTCTCTATTCATTACATTCTCAATAGTTATAGTCAATGTTGCTTCGCTGTTGTTAAAAGATACTTGGCTTACTATGCCTCTGAGTATTCTAATGTACTCTCCTTCGTGCATACGGAATACTTCAACTCTCACAGAATCTTGCTCTGGTGGTGCTCCTTGATAAAGAAGAGCCACATTATTCGTGCGGTTTACCGTTATCGTACAGTTTTCCACAGATCCATTACTGTTTCCAAGTTTTAGGCTGTCACTTCTTTTTATATAATCTGGTACAAAGTTATGCCAAACACTGTCTATGCTCACCTGTTGGTATCTGTAACTGCTTGTGTAAGCAAATTCTTCTCCGTTGTATTTGAATAAATATAGTTCTATTGGCGCAGCATCTTCTACTGATACTTCATGTGCTTCATACACTACCTGCACCTTCCTTCTCTTCCTTCATTCTTCGCGCTTCTGCTCTCTTCTTTTTCTTTTCTTCCTCAGTCAATATCTCTGGGTCATTTACTTCCCGCACAGAGAACTGAACTTCTGCAACAATATTTGATTCGTAGTTTAACTGTATCGCGTCATCATTAAATCGTACACAATTAAAGTAGGAGCACATCAATATGTCCTCTTTCTTCGCATTAAACCCTACAGCACTATCAAAAATTAACTTACCATAAGTTATATCGTCCTTTAATTTTTCATACGTATATGATTCAATCTTTAATATGTATGACTTAAAGTCTTTGGTAAATATTACAAGATATTTCTTTCTTGTATTAGACAAATAAAACTTATACATTTTGTTGTATGTTGTGTATATTGCATTATCAGATGCTTCTACATCTCTGTCTATTTGAAAATCATTTACCCATGTTGGCATATAAAAACTCTTATACATACCACACATACGTCTAAAAAACTTCTTAAAGTTTGCTATCTGCTCGTGACACATAAGATATAAGTCATATGTATGTATATCATAGCTGTTGCAGTTGATAAGGTCATATGTAAATATTCCTGTTGCATTATCTAGTCTAGCAACGCCTTTATCAACAGTCAACCCCACCGATGAATCATCTATCCATTGTGGATTATTAAAAAACACTTCTTTTCCATTAAACGTCTGTGGTAGCTTAAACGTATTATAGTGTTTGATGTTCTCTTGGTATTCAAACTCCTCTTTATAAGGGAGTTGTGTCTTTACTGATTCATTAAGATCCTCAAAAGATATTCCTACTTCTGTACCATTACTATATATGTATTGAAGTCCTGCGTTAGGCTGTACGGAACATTTCTTTAGCCCAAAAATCCACGTATTTTCTTTAAGTAATGGTCTTGGTATCTTTTTGATAAGCATTATTTTCTCATCATCATATCTTTTTACTTGCTTAACAATATTTATCCCTGTCTGGTTTACATCATCTCTAACAAATATTTCTATATATTCACAATCAAGAAGATTATAAATGTATTTTGTGTCTATGTATAATGCCTTGCCGTTCTTGATAAAATCCTCTTTTAGATATACTGGTTGATGCCACATTGGTATATAATAAACGTCTGTGTGCCTCATCCTCAATATTCCTCTTAGATATTGTGCTTGGTATGCGTCCATAGCTGAATAGTCATAAGTGAGATAATGTCTAGGAACCTGTCTTGTCTTTATTCTCTGTTCGTCTCCATTATACATCTTTATTATATCTGTTTTATATTCAAACTTTTCAGTAATTTTTGTATTAGGCATTAACTCACCTCCCTATAAGCAGGTGAGTTCTCTCCATAGTATTTTAACTCAGCCGCTTTCCTGACCTCAATAGCTTCTTCTTCTGTTTTGAATGAACCTAGATGTAACATCTTTTTATTTACAGTGATATATGCCTCCCAATGATTGTGATGAAATCTATATCCCTTTGTATTTCTTCTATTAAAGTTATTTTTAGCAACTGTGACCCACCTACAATTATCTGGTGAATATCCAAGTTCATTATCAAATCTATCTAATTGCAGACCTTCTTTATATCCGTGTTTTATACTCCAATTATAAAAATTAGTAATACCTGTTTCATGATCCAACCACTCGTCACAAATATCAATTCCCCGTGCTCCATAATTATGATATTTATGATGTGTTTTATCATAACACCTTGCAACCATATCCTTTAGCACATAATATAACCTGTGTCTACTAAGTCCATGAGTGGTACATCTTTTCTTTATAGAACAAGCCTTACACATACCAACAGACATTTTTCTAAGATTTCCAACATATCTGATAAGTTCAGCACCGCATCCGAGACATCTACATAAAACTCTCCGTGCATGACCTTTTCTCTCAACCTCTTTAATTACTTCAAATCCGTTTATTATCTGACCTTCATGGATAATTACTTCTTCTCTTTTTTTCACTTTCTCACGCCTTTCTATAAAATACATTATATTATATCATATTTTATAGAGTATATCAAGAGTGTTAGACTAATAACTATAATTGGGTGACAAATCCAGAAATTCTGGAAGTAGCTCATTTTCTTCCTCATCACGCTTTAGTGTTAAGAATTTATATACTCCCCAGATTAGCCACGGCTCATATACTGGTCTGTTGTTTAAGAACTCATCTTGCCTTAATATCGGACACAGCCAAGGGAATAATGTTATTGACAGTAGTGGCAACAGTATATGGAACTGTAGTGCCTTGCCTTTGAATATTGGCTTGTTATGTTTAGCATCAAACGCTCTTATGCTATGTCCATATAGTTTATTTATTTCTGGTGAATATTCTTCATTTCTTGGCAGTCTCCATACTTGCCCAACATTATATATTTCAGAAATAACAAGGTTCTTTTTTACTGTATATGTCTTAAATCTTGTAGGTGCATATGGTATAATGCTTCTTCTTACCTGATAATTATGTTTATCATCAATACTATATTTATCTCTTTTTTCTGCAACAACAATGTTCATTATTGGAGATTCGCCATATGTTTTCTTTTCTAATTTTGCAGGAATTAAAAATGTTCCTTTTAATGCTCTTGCATCTATTATTATAATAAACTGATGGCTCTTATGCACCTTAAAATCTATGTGCATATCTGCTATGCTTTTTACATTTGGTACATTATAGACTACTGCCCCATTCTCATTATATATATTAAACTCATGCCTACTTGCGTGGTATATATACTTATACCCATTGATTAGTGTCCAAACTCTTTGTCCGTCTGGTTTACCATATTTTAGTTTTAATAAAAACCATACTTTTAATGGTATTTGATCTCCATGTAAACGCTTTTCGCCAGTATCTAGCACATCACAATCTTGAACAAATATTCCATTAAAGTATGGCTTTACGAACCAAATCAATTCGTCTGTTGATGGCATGAGTGACTGAGTAATGTCTAGTATACACGCCTTTGTACCCATAGATTACACCCCATAGGTTCTTGTTGTATCTGTTGTTATATCTCCTGCAAAGCTATCGGAATCATCCTCGTTCTGTCGAATACTAATTGCGTCATACCCAAATCTTCCACGTCTCATTGAGTGTGAGAATATCTGACATAGATCCCCTGACCTTGGATAACTCATTTCATACACGCCTGTTGACTGCATATTTAAGCTACAAGCAAAGTATACACCTGCTACTTGTCCTGCCCCTGCATAGTTATTAAGTATATCTGGGTCTACTCTTACTGCCATGTATATTGGCATATTTAGTGTTAAGCAATTCAGTGTATTTATATCTCTGCCCCAATCAAGATTTCCGTTTGACTGTAAGTCTTTATAGTGTGGAATCTCACCATTTCCACCGCCTAGCACTCTTACTGGAAGTGACATTGGCTTTCCTGTGATATTATCTGTTCCGCTGCTTGCCCAACGTATTTCTCCACGCTCTTTATATGGTGCTTCGTCAATATCTATTCTTAGGAATGTGTTTGAAATCTGTCCACTACTCAATACTGGCAATATGCTTCCATCTGCTATCGTGTGGAATGACGCATAGTCCTTTCTTGGCTGACCATCCTTATCAAGAGGTAATGGATTAGCCCCATAATCACGCTCAATCCTAAAAATATTTCCTGCTTCTTTCATTAGGTTCGGTACAGATGATCCGCTGAAAAACATTCCACCATCCCAAGAATCATATTTATACAGATTCCCAAACACTAGATGAACACATCTATAATCATGTCCAACTCTCACGTCTCCACCTATATTTTCTGCAACTACCGAAAATACAAGTGTATCGTTTGGTTTTAACACATTATTACAATATAGCTTATATTTATTCTTGTTTACTATCTCTGGTGTGTCAGACTTAACAAGTGTCTGCTCTGTGTCCTCTCTTGGAATGACTGGAATCCATACTGCCTGTACTTCTTTATTTCTGAATTTTGTAGGTACTTGAAACTGATTATACCATCTCTGTTTCTTTGAATACCCTTCCCCTACTGTTGCGCCTATACCATAAAAGTTCTTATGCTTATGCTCGTCCTCAATAGTATGGTCGTCTATTGCGTCCATGTCTGCATCGTCATTTAGCCCAAAAATATCTGTACCATTTGCACTTCTTAGATATATAAAATATGTATTAGTTCTGTCCATAAATACGAACTTCTTCCCGTCTACTACATCTCTCTTATAGATATTCGTATCATCCTTCAAATCCTCTACTACTGAATATCCTCTTGATTTTATATATTCTACCATCTTGGCAAGAACTTCATTTGGATTTTTCAGATTCTCGTAAACTACATATGCCAATTTATTACCCCCTAACCCCGACAATGCTTGTAATCTTAACATCGCCAGTATCTACTATTTTAAGCGTCCGATCTGTTTCTATAGTTACATTATACACTAAATTAGCGTTACCTGTCAAGTTTATAGGACTTTTAGACAAAAATGCTTCTTCTAGTTCTGTGTCTTTTATTGTGTGTCTAGTATTTTTATTTGTTGTTACAATTATCTTATCATAAGATAATACCTTATCGGTTAATGTTATGACATTATTATCAATACGTTCAAGCAACTCTTGTTTTCTATAATACTCTATCATATTTATAACCTGATTCTTGCTTGCAAATTTTCCAACAAGAAATGATTTTATCACATCATTTTTATATCTCTCAACAACAGTATCAAAGTTAAATCTTCCAACACCTGAAACTAGATTTACACAGTCATTTTCTAATATTGCTGAAAACGTATCTGTTTTTTGTGGCTGTCTTTTAACATAATATATCAACGGGAACTTAACAAATGAATGGTCTAGTGAAGATATTAGCTTATTATCGCTTCTGTGCATTGGGATACTTAATTCTGCGGAAAAATCTGACGTTTTATCCATTTTTGGTATTCCGTCATATGCAAAATATGACCCATATTGAGATGGAGCGCTTGGAATGTACTTTCTTGTAGAACTATAGAAAAAATCATCTTGCAGTACAAACGATGTATCTAGTCTATTATTTGAACACCGTCTGCAACAAGTAACAAACCCCTTTTTATATGGTACTTTATAATGTGTAAGGTATCTATAACGCTTTGTTGCCATATAGAAAAAATGGAATCTCTTGTCTCCTCTCCAATTACTATCCATAGCAATAACCCTGTTTGTTGCAACAATTTTATCTTTCTTGTCTAAGTTTAATACCGTTTTATGTTGATATACAAATGTAGATGTTTCATTATAGAACTCTCTCTCAGGCTTATTATATGATATAGATATAAAGCTATTATTTTTAGCTATTATTACTGAATCGCCAAGAACTAGATCTCTGCTAAACATTATAAATCTATATACAGATATTAACCCAGTAAACAATGACGGTCTATAATTTACACCATTTGCCTTACACTCGTCTATTGCCTTTTCATTTGCTTCTATTTGTGGTACTGCATCTGATATTGATGCTCCATACTTTTGTTCCTGATATGTTTTCGTCTTATCATATTCAAACAATATATCATACCATAGATCATACTTCGTCTGTTTATAATTTCCCGAATTACATACCTCAAGATATAAATACGAATTGGAATATCTATCATACAAAACAACATAATCTTCTATGACCCTATTTAACACATCTACTGTTACTAATTCTGAATCATTACGTAGATATGGACTATTATCTGCCGCTGACATGGTTACATATGGTACTTTGCTGGTAGTCCGTACAAGAACTACATCTTCTTTTGGCATTGAATCATCACTGTCTATATATACACAATCTTCATCTGGCACGAATGAGAACTTTATTCCACCTTTTTTAGTTATCTGAACCTTCCATTGTTGTGTTTCCTCTACGATCTCAAGACCAAACTTTACCATCGCATCCTTTATTATTCCAAGGAGTTTTTTCTTAATATCTAGCTCACTTGAAAAATCAATCATGTTTTGGAGGTCACTTGCTGTATATTCTATTTTCATATCAGTATTCCCCCAATCTTATCAACGTCCTATAGAGTATCTTATTTCTCTTTTCATCCATCTTATATTTCTCATATTCTTCCACTGTTAATAAATGTTCCCACTCATCATTTACAACCTCTAAGTGTATTTTATAATGATAAAGTCTTTCATCCCACACGCATGGTAGATTTAGGTACATTCCGTCATCCAACTCTATTAGTCCTAGTGGCATTATATGGTCATAGTGTATATATACATTTGGCACACTCCCAAGAAAGTAATTTGTCTTGTCAAATCCTTTAACTATAACAGATATATCGTCCATCTGTATATTATATTTCCTAATTTCCTTTTTTATGTCATTATATTTCTTTTTTGTATTTATGAACCATCTTTTCTTCTGGCTCATTGGATTCTTAGTTATCATGCAATCTGGTGTATAATTAGTTGGTCTTGTTAGTCTTGTAGCATATGTTGGTGGACATCCTCCACACACGGGAAACGTCATTACCTCTGCCCCCTGCATTAACGTGTATATATTTCTCCATTTTGAATCCTCGCACAACACCTTAAAATTACTCCATTTTGCATTATAGAACTGTGTTGGATTTATAATGTCAGAATTTGACATGGCTATATTTTGAACATTCAAATCATATACGTTTCCTTCTTCGTATACCAAGCATCCTCCTCCTGCTGGCTGGTATACATATATATCATTTACAAGTCCTGTTGTTCCACCTGCCACATACAGCGAATATGTTGTATTTATTTCTCTATGCGATTGCTCAAATCTCCCAAACGAGATTGCTGAATATATTTCTTTCTCGCCTGTATCTGTCTTATTCAGGTGCATAACAACACTTGCTGACGTACTATCTCGCCTTATTATAAATTCTATTGGGCATTTTATATCTTGTCTGTTTTTGTACTGCTCTTTATTCTGCTCAGATATTACAAACCAAGGACACCCAGTTCCATGAAAGATTGGTGGTGGTATTATGCTTACTTCATGTCCCCCTGGTGGACACCATTGCCTAATCTTTAGCAAGTTACAAAATGGGCTAACGTAGTCATTCATCTTTAGCCACTCTTCGTATGCAGTTGCTCCATAATATTCGCATGAAAACAGATGTTCACTGAATCCTAGTGACACACTTACAGTGATAAATTCGCCACTATTCTTAAATAAATTCCAGTGGCTTCCGTCATTGCAGTATTTTGACTCGAATCTCCATGTGCCGTGAATATCGCCTGTTACGTATGACTGAGCATTTTGTTTGCCATCAAGAGGATATTCTCCATATGTACCAAAAAATTTTGCATAAATAGTATCATTCATATTACTACCAACAAAATAATGATTAAATGTTATATAATAAGAGTTTTTCTTTATCCCAAATAACTGCTCTATTACTTTTCTCTTTATTTTATCATATATGAACTGTGTATATCTCTTTGTATATTTCTCTGTCCATTTTATCCCGTCATTTTCTACATAGTAGTGTTCAAAATATTTTTGTGAAAGCGGTTCATCCTTTTTTGTTTTATATAGCCATCCACATTCACGTTCTATCTGATCTCCTGTATATGTACCTTCTACATGACATTTATACTTTACAATGTTTAAGTGCTTATACACAAATTCTGCTACGTCAAACAATATGGCTTCGTAGTCATTATCCCTTACCTCTTTCATGTATGGAACAAAATCCTCCATAGTATCTATAGGCGTACTTGCTATAAAGCACTTTATATCATTCTCTGAACATAATATATCTAGTTCTTTTAACTTATCTCTTTTTGGGTCTGTTGTGTTACATATCAAATAGTCTATGTCCTTATGTGCATTTACATATGCAATTACTTTATCTAATGTGTTTAGTGTAGTCGCTTCATTTGAATAGTCTCCAACAATGTCTATCTCTGCGTTCGGAAATATATCTTTTATTTCGTCTTTTACAGAATAATACTTTGTAATTGCCCACCTATTATCTAATTCTGTCATTATTCTATTATATTCTGGATTCCTATATAATATATTTTCTGACATTAGCCACTTATCACCAACTATTGCCACCTTAACGGCTTCTTCTCTTTGTGCTATTGGCTCTAGTGGTACTTCATATGTGCTCCCATAAAAAGAGTGGAAGCGGTCATCTACCTGCTCCCACTTTTGCATCCTATTCCCATAATCTTCTGCGTCATCGAACCTAAACATATCGCCTCCCCAATAGGCATTAGCGATATTGCAAAAGTATTTATCAAATTCCGCAAAACTTGTCATTTTATTTATTGTATACATTTACATTATCTCCTCCCCTATGTAGTAGGCTAACCCATAATTATTCAAATAACCGTATGCACTATCTGTGTTTAATGGTGAATCTATATGATGTATTCCGTCATTGTTGAACGGTATCTTATCACTACACCATTTTTGATTTATTGTTGGTGGATTCTTTCTTTTGCCTAGTGAAAAACATCCATAATATCCATCAACATTATGTCTAGGAGTAATTACCACCAAACTACTCATATTAAACATACTACAGAAATTTATGCCGTGTGTCATCCCTATTTTACTAAATGTACCAAATGAATCATCCTTTGGGTCATCCTTGCCATCATCTGCTAGTCCTGGTGGATTTCTTCTCACATAAAATATAGTTGGCAATATTTCTGTACTCGGGTTTGCTGTATTTATATCTGCGTTACATTTTCCTGCACTCTTTGATATAGTTAATTTTTCAAACCAATCCTTGAAATAATTTGGCAGCTCTTTTACAAACTCATATGATGATATATCTGGATTCCAGAATACACCAACACCATCTTCTGTTGTATGCCTTGTTATTGACGTAAATAATGGCTCCGCACTAAAATCACAATTCATCGGTGCTGGTGTCATTCCTTTTTGTGACGTGTGTAATAGTGTCCCTGTCTTGTATTTCTTTACATCATACCTAGGCAAATAGGTATAAAAATCTGTAACAAACCAAGAGTTAGTGCTAGGAACGTCTACAAATGTAAAATCATTTGCTATAAGTCTCTTCATCTTAGTTGTTTTCTTATCGGAATCGTCTACTATGACCTTTATTGCACCCATCAAGAAGTTATTATTCTTATCTCCAAACGTAGTTGCATTTGGTGGAGATACACTATCATTTATTTCACACCATACAGTGTTGTCACTATCTGTAGCTTTCTCTAAATTTGTAGCGTCATGTATAAAATCATTATGCCATAACTTATGTATCTCTTTTAATATATCATCTGATTGATGTTTCTTGTCTTTCATGTCTTTATATAAATCTTTTATCTGCTTTTTCATACTGTCAACATCATCTTTTATAGCATCATTAAATCTTTCTTCAAATGGTCTTGGTGGTGGCGCATATATATCTGGTTGAACGTGAAATGCATCATCCATTTTCTGTTGCTTCGCCTTTTCCAGATATTCTTTTGTTTTTTGCGTGATGCTCTTTTTGAAGTTCTTCATAATTTCGTCTAACTTTTCATTGAACTCCACTTCATCATTTATTTTTTCATCTTCCTTTAGCATCTCATAAAACTTCAATAACGCTAACAGTTTTTCTCCCTCTGCAATAACCTTATTATATGCGTTCGCCCAAACCCCACCTACTGACCTTCTTAGATATAGCGGTGTTACTTTATCATACTCACCTAGTCCATATCCACATCCATCTATATTTGCTTTTTGTGCAAGTATCATGAACCCACCCTTTATGGCTTTATCCTCTTGCTCAAAAAATCCAAAGGAGTAGTGTGTTGATGTTTTTGGATACTCGTCCGTTGTGAGTATAAAAGAAAATATTCCCTCATTATAAAAACAGTCAAGGCACAGCACATTTTCTCCTTTTGGTACATATAGAGAGAATGTAACTCTTACTGGAAACTTCCCTGTAACTCTTTTTGGAGTTTCTGTAAATTTTCTTATTTTATGTATATTGCTTGCTATTTGTTCCTTATAGTATTCATCTGCAAACTCTTTATAATATAGCTTAGTTTCTTTTATCAGATTAAATGCTCTTTCATTAGCCTCAATTACTTTTGCTCTTGCTTTTGCTGTTTCAATTTCATCAAACTGATAATCTAGCATATCAATATGTTGATGTGAATATAACATATAATCTTGAGCTTTTTCATTCTTATGTGGACTATCAGTAAAATATGCTGATGCGCTAAGTTCACTGTCTATTGTAACCTTAACATACATCTTCTTTTCTGGATAGTCGATTTTCATAACATTTCCTGTTTCTGTTATATTCCTATCCTTTAGCATATCTTTTATAAACTGTTTTACCTTTTCCTGCCAAGAATCAACATTCATATATCTTTTGTGCATTTTATACTATCAACTCCTTAAATGTTAATTCTGGATTAGCATTACTAAAGTGTTCTATCTGCTCTTTCTTGCAATAGAATATTGCGTTTTTCATCTGTCCTGTCATGTCTATAACAAAGAAATCCGTGTCAGAATATACATTCACTTTTACGTCTCCTTGCTTTATTTCTGGGAAGTGATCTACATAGAATGTCTTTACTCTCTTACATAGATGTATTGTAGGATTCTTATACTCAAGATTATATACATCTAAGTAGGCAGAATCTCTTGCCCCGTCAAAATATATATTCTCAAATGTATTTTCGTATATATGAATCCATGACTTCTTATCTTCTAAGATGTTCTTTTCGTAAAAGTGGAAATCAGCTATATTCTCGTAGTTTTGTGTCCCGAATGATTCTGTCACAAACTTCTTCTTGTCCTTTTTAGTCGCACCAGTTCTTTGTAAAATCATCCACCATGTCTTATCTTGGTTCTCAAATATATCTTCAAATCTTCCATTGGTTTGATAGTTTATTAGACTACCTAGCCAATGACTGTGCATAGGCTCAATCTCATCACTTATCTTTGCCCCTGCATTTAGTGATACAAGTGGTTGATCTGGTACAACAACTTGCTTATGATTTTCTTCTACTGTTTGCACCAATCCATCATCTGCGAACGTATATCCAATATATCTTGGACTGGTATAACTCATCTCTGGTGCTCTGTGTGCATAGTAGAAATCCGGATTTATGGTATAATCCTTTTTATCATTTTCTCTTGGAACTGTTGCACCATCTATACTTAGCCCACCAAAGAACTTAGTCTTTGCTACAACTATTTCTGGATCTTTAGACACTGGATTATTTTTATCATCATACCACTTAAATTCTTTCTTGCAGTCTACCTCACCAAAAAACTGTATTAAGCCATTGTGTTTATCATTATCCTTGTGGAACACTAACTTATTCTTGTAGCTGTCATTATTCTCTGCATAAATGGTTATAGTATAATACCCCTCATCCTTATAGTGATGTCTCATTCTTGTTCTATATTTATAGTATCCTAGCCTATCACTATAGTGTCTAAATGTATTAGTTGGCAATACTTCCCATCCAGTGTAATAGTCTAGTGGTGTTTCGTCTCCCCAATCAACTAATAGTGTTCTACCATCTGCGTAGAACTGTAATTCTACTATAGTGTCAATATTTGTACGATTCCATTTTTCTGCCACCATATTATCTAAATAAGCAGATATTCTCTGTGAAAATTCCTCAGAAAACTTATCCCCAATATGTGCAGTTCTATTAAATTTATCTATGTCCGTGTATAGACTTTCTATTGCGTCCTGTATGTCAAACACAAGCCCACCAGCATCTTTTATCTTCTTAATTATTTTATTGTCTAATGGTGAAAATGTTCTCTTATTTCTAAATGACTGTTCATACTGCGTTTGTGTATAACTACTATATTCTGACAAGGGCTTACCGCCAAATATCAACACAATAAAATCATTATCCTTATTATATTTATTATGTGCGTCTAATAGCTTATTCCAAGTATCCTCAATCTTTGTAGCATCCTTATAGAGATCTGAATCTCCAAGATATTTTCCTTCATATAACTGTAATATCATATTCCCATGATTCTTTGGTGCATTACTTAGTATATCTATTAAATCTTCTATTTTATATTGAGGAAATGGATAAATGTGTTTACAATGATTTATTGGGGACATTCCATTTTCTTTTGGGGTTGTATACCAATAATACCCATTATCACTTATCTTAGCAGACTTCATTACTTCTGTCGTGTTTGGCTCTCCATGTTTTATATATCCTACTATTGGTCTTTCTAGTCTGATATACATATCCATTAACTTGCGCCGATGTTCAGAATCACTATTATTTTTGGTTATCTCATTATCTGCATTTAGGTCAAAATCACGAACATTCCTTATCTCGCCAGACTTAATAAGGAGCTTAGTATTTATTTTTCTTTCATTACCCTCATATCTGTTTTCTTCGTTGTGGTATCTCCTATATGCTGTCTCATTGGCTACTTGTGTGTTGTATGTATTTGCGTCTATGCCATATTCATTTACACCGCCCCAATATATTCTTCCTAAATACCAATCATAATGCCATAGTCTTTCATCCCATCCATTTGGTACTAATACATATTTATCATTTCCATCAACAACTATTCCGCTTTCCTTGTCAAAATCTGGTGTCATATAACAATTTACTATGTTTCCGTGGAGGTTATGCTCGTCTGTCCCTTCACTAAACCTAACAGATACTTCTATATTACTCTTTAGTAAATGTCTGTCTTTCTTTGTGTAATATGTTGGTTCTACTATATGGTACAATTCAAAATATTTTATCTTATTCTTGTGTATATGACTGCTATGCCCACTACCTTGATATGTCGGATAATTTACTGGAACTCCCCACTGTTTTGGATTCTCACAAACGCCAAAATACTGATATTCTGTATATGTCTGGTTTAGGCTAAATACGTCTCTCCATTTTCCATCATACCCAAGAACCCTAAAATTAGACATATGAGAAAACCCAAAATCTGTTGGGTATGCTAAATTACTATTTGATAGGCACGGATTCTTCATGTCTAGCAAATATCTTAGTCCGTTTACGTGTAAGTCTGGCGGGAAATAAATCCACACATCTGGCACTAATGCTTGATTTCCACCTGCCACATAAAGTGGTGGTACTGTTGAATGTGTATCATACTTAAAACATCCAAATACAAGTGTTTGCCAACAATCAGTATATATTCTACTCTTGTCCATTATTCTGAACACTATAGTTGCACACTTGTTTGACTTTGAAAAATAATATTTTATCTTGTTGTCTTTATCAATACCATATTCTGACTTATTTCTGTTTGATATGGTTAGCCAAGGGCAACCTGTTCCTGGATATTCTGGTATATCGAGTCTTTGATAAGGCATACCACCTCTAAAGTCCCAAAATGGCAGAAGATTCATGTGATTAGTTCCGTCATTTGCCTCTGCTTCACAGGTTATATTTCCTTGTTCTGCCATCCACAGATCTCTATCATAGGACATATGAAGTCCTACCGCAATCATTTCGCCTGTGTCATTAAATGCTTGTATTCCACCCTTGCCATGAATAGAACGCTTCCCAACACCTTCAATCTTATTTATTTCTTCGCTCATCACATCATGTTTTGTGTGGAAAAACTCTCTATAACTTCCACCAGTAATATTTCTGTACTGAAATGAAGTATAATAAACAGGTCTAAAGGTTTTTAGCGTGATATTCATGATTATGTCTATCTTTTTCATGAATCTGCTAAATGATTCTTTTCTTGGTCTGTCTAGTATGGACTGTTCTTCTTCTTTTTCATTTCTATCCTTAAAGTGTTTTGGAACATCTTTCTCTCGCCAATAGATTGTAAAGTTTGAAAAGAATATAGAATCATTTTTTCTCTCATACTCTTCTTGAATCTCTACAACCTCTTCCATCGGGTCATTTAGTATTTCATCCCTAAAATAGAAGAACTGATGCTTAGACTCTCTAACATCATCTTTATACTTGTTCTTACCATCATGACTAAAATAGAACAGTCTTAGTTCTATATTATTTTCCTTGCACCAATCTACGAGTGCGTCATAACTATCAATGTTTCCATCTGCAAGCATAGTTTCAGTAACCCCGCCAAAAAACACAACATCTGGCAGGTCTGTTTGTTTCTTTAATGCTTTTAGTAAATTAGTTGCTGTAGCCTTATCTTCTATATTTACAACACTTATATGACTTCCATCAAGCATTTTTTCAAACATAGGAACTAAACTATCCATATGTATTGATTTATTCTCATCAAATACTACGTTATCAAAGAAATCAGATGAGTTTATCATCCATATTTTCTTGTCTTTATACCCCGTGTATTTATATTCTCCAAGTGGTATTTTTAGGGTTGAACCAAAAAATGAATCTGATCTATCATCAATGAGTTGCCATGAGACAGTAGATTCATTATATTTTTGAGCAAACACCAAAAACTTGTCCAACATTTCTTTTAGGGATATTGCTTCCCCTGTCTCATACATCATATAGGCATTACTCCTGTTCTTCTATCTTAATAGCAAAATATGTATTTGCTCCTCTATCCATCTGTGTGTCAAATACAATGAACTTGCTTCCGTCATACTGCAAAATTCTTTCTGCGTCAATATCTCTTGCGCCCGAAATCCAATAGCATCCTCTAAGTAGTCCATTTAAGTCTACAGGGTCATTTGTCTGTAGCATTATTGGAATAAGCAAGAAGTTATCCTGATTGATGCTATCAGTTTCCTTGTAGTTAGGAATTAGCTTTGTGTTATGTGAAGTATATGGGAATACTGTCCCTGTTGATGAAGGACTTGGATTTGGCTTTGTAGCTGCAAACGCTCTCCAATTTCCATCTGCTCTGCGTAGCCATCCACTACCACCATTAGGGAATACAAACGAACCTAATCCTGTTGCTGTCCATTCCTTAGTACCTGCTACTGTGTTTCCACACACATACATTGGATATGGATACTGTCTTTCTGACGCAATAGGATTAAGGAATCCTAGATACATTGATTCATACACGATTGACATTCTACATACAACAATAATTCTGTAAGTATCTACAAATATCCAATAGAAAAATCTTTCATTCTTTGTTATTGTGAAAGCAGGTTCATTTGCCTTGTACTGTGGCGCAAAATTCTCTTTCTCATCGTCATATTTGCCCTCAGACTTTAGATACTGCTGTAGACAGCCTGGTTGTTCAAAGAACCCTAGCTTATCATCATAACCAACCGCTGAATCAATTATAATCTTATTCTCTAGGTTATGATAGCTAATCATTATATAAATCTTATCTTGTCCACTACCAGTTCCGCAATAAATATAAGTATCTTCTGATAACTTATATGGTGTCCAGCCAACAGCCACCAACGCCTTACGTATCTCATCAAATAGTATGCCTATACTATAGGTATTTCCTGTTACATACAATTAAACATCACCCCTCATAAGTTTTTCTAGCATCTTATTAAAATCTATTGTACTAAGATCTACATCTTTCATGTTCTCCATAACACTTAACTGTACTTCTTGTGTCTGCAATTTGCTTAAATTTGTCATTAACTGCACTAACTGATTTGCTACGCCAACACTATAGTCTCTTGAATCATGTGGCACTCTGTTACTTGCAATCTGCTTTAAGTGAATATTTAGATATTCCTCTAATCCGCTCATAATATCTTTATCAACTTTCATCGTGCTACTCCCCTCATAAAAAAAAATAAACCTACCAATATCACTAATTATTATAGCATATTAGTAGGTTTTTGTCAATTTAGTTGCTAAAGCTCATCTGTGCAAATGCACGTCCTGTTCCTCTCACTGTATCTAGTATATATCTTTCTCCCTTAGTTTTCATGAAGTGCTCCATAGCCTGTTCTTTATTATCAACAACTGCTATACTCATATTGTTTGTAGTAGACACGCTTGTACCAACTTTCTCAGCGAACGAGGTCATTCCTCTTGCAGTTTCTTGTTGTGCGTCTCCTACTGCACCACCGTCAGCAAATCTTGGTAGACGTGCTCTAATCTTTGAAAGATTCCCATTATTTACTGCATTGAGGAAGTTTGTTCCCATCTGTCTAACAGCACTAGCCTTTACAACAAACTCACCATTACTTAACATAGCAGGTATGCTGTCAGATGTTCCTGTTCCAATACCCGAAATCAGACCACCATCTGCGTGCTTTCCTATGCTTGGCTTCATCCCTCTGTTGCCGCCACCGATTCCAAAGCCTGTTATTGGCAGTCCTCCCATTAGGGATCCGCCGCCGAACCCCATGCCTCCTAGACTATTGGTTATGGTATTTATCGCTTGTACTAGCCCTTGTCCTGCCATCTCAAGATTTTGTCCTATGGTCTGCGCTATTTGAGAAATCTGACCTCCTGCTTGATCTCCTAATGCACTGTTTGTGATGCTTTGTGCCATATCTTGTGTTGCTTTTGTTGCAGAATCCGTTCCTGCACCGAAGTTTCCTAGATATAGTGTTGCATTTTGTAACTGTGTGCCAAATCCAGTTAGACTGTTTACAGCATTTCCTTTGTAGTCTACTTTATCCAAAGGTGAATTTTTAACCTGAAATGCGTCTTTTTTCTCCCAAGGATGTAGATTTGGTTGACTAATATCTATTCCCTGCATTGGTGAAATCGTTGTCATAACAAGAGGATTATTTTGCAATTTATGTCTACCTTGCCAAATTTGTGATGATGTAGATTCCCCACGTAATGCCATTGTTGAAGCATACTGATCTTGTGGATTGCCATTTTCATCCTTGCCGTACTTTTTTTCACTTCTTGTCGGGAATAGTGTTTCCATTAGATTTGATGTAAGTCTATCCGCGAAGAATTTTTGCATCGACTTTAAGAAGTCAACAATCATGTTCCTAAGTGCTTCGCTGAGACTATTAGCTGAATTTATACCATCTGTTAAGAACTTATTAAGACCGTCCGCAAACGCCTGTTTTGCTTCTTTTTTCAAATCTCTCATAAGTTCTGGCTGATGGCTTTCTTGCTCTGCAAGTAGCTTTGCTGATTTTATTTCTTGACCACGCATAACAAGTTTCTGTTTCTGTAATCTTAATCCTTCTTGCTCACTTTTTAGAACAGCAATCTTATTTCTATATTCATTCTTCTCGTTTGGGTCTTTTGTAAGTCTTTCTAGTTCAATATATTTAGCAAGGTTATTATTTACGCTTGTAATTTGTTCATCATATTGACCAAGCGACTTATTTACAGATTCAAGCCACGTTCCATAAACCTGTGCTTTTTGCTCATTCTCTCTGGCTTTAACTTCTCTATGTGCAAATGTTTTCTGATAACTTGTCATATCAGTGGTATCAACCCACTTATCATAATTTCCATAATAAGTGGTGATTTGGTTGATGTACTGATTAAATATTTCTCCAAGCGTATCAAACGCTTTTAGTATTTTTTCTCTCAAATCTTGTGCTTTATCTACTTGCCCTATAGCTTCAAAGTCTCTAACCTTAGACCACATCTTATCCATTACAAATGACGGAGACAACGGATTACCAAGGTCATCGTAAAAATACTTCATGTATTTCTGCATAAATGTAGATAGATCCATTGATCCTGGGTTTCTCTGGAATGTTTCAAATCCAGCATATTCACCCCATGTTTTAGCAGCCTTTAAGTTATAGTCCAATCTTCTTTCAAGTAATCCAGATTCAGCCTGATTTAGTTCTGCCAAGAAGTTTGTTTTTAATGCAACAAGTAGCTTATCTCTATCTTCACCCTCTGGCATCTCTGTTAATATCTTTTTAGCTACTTTTTTATATTTTTCTCTTATCTGTAGTGTCTTTGAAGCTAGTGCGGCTTTATAATCTTCTCCGTAAATGTCTAGTATATTTGACTGAGAATCTGCTGTTACTTGAAGCATTTCTTCATTAAACTTCTCTAACTGTTTGTTTGTTTCAGATTCTATCTGTGTATTACTTGCTTTTGTCTGATAAGAGCCACCTGGAACAAGGCTACCACTTTGCCATCTAGCTCCCATCATCTTATTGTACCAATCTTCGCCAGTGCTATTTGCTGTTATCTGCTGACCGCCGACACCACCCTTACCAAAGGATACGTCCCAGTGATCCCCTTCCCATCCAGCACCTACGCCGAACTGTCTAAGCAATTCTTCAAGGACATTCTTATTCATTAGTTTGGAGACATCCATTTTCCATCCTTGGTAGTGTCCCCAATTTCCACCGCTACTGTGCTTGTCACTACCAGTAAAGCTAGTTGGCTCTAGTCTTTCATGTGTTTGTTCATAATACATCTTAGCCAACAAATTGACAGCCATTTTTACATTTTCTTGTACTCTGTCTAGGCTCTCCCCAGATTCATTAAAATCATCAAAGTTCAAATATCTTGTGTCAAATCCGTGGAAATTATTCTGTTTATCTGGCGTATATCCCATCAACTCGCCACTACTAGAAACCAATGTCTTTTCTACACCTTCCATTTGTGAAGATGCGTTATTCATAGCTTCTGCCGCGCTCTGTTGTGCTGACGCAGCTCTGTTTTGAGAATTTGCACTTGCTAAAATATCATTTATTCCTGGTAAGAATCTTTGTCTGCCTATTCCTTCTCCTTCTTTGTCTGCGGGTCTTTCTACAAACTTAGTGAAAGCATATGTCATAGCTTCTGCTGTCTGACCATTTGCATTATAGTAAGCAAGTGCTTCTTCAAACTGTGCTTTCTCGGTATCATTAAGTTCTTTTACTAAATATGCAAGCTGTGTTAATATGTGCATGGGATCACTATTATTAGCTGCTGCAAAATCCTTTAGCGCAGACATTCTTCCGTATGTGCCTTCGACATCATGCCAACTTGCTATGCCCATAGAATAGCCATCCACATCCCAATGGACATCTGCTGGATTATCTAATGATTCGCCCTTTAGAGCAGCTATTATTCCTCTTGCAATAGCATCACTATATCCTTGAGAAGTAAGGAATCTATATGCTATTTCTTCATTTGCCATTCCTTGTGTATTTTCAGCATTAAGATCTATTGCCGCTGGTTGTCCTGGAACTGCAACACTTTTCTTTGATGACGTTGGCATACCGTAACCAAATACGGCATTTATCATATCATCTCTTGATTGCTCATTTCTCGCTATTGCCTCTGATACACCACGGATTCCATCTACTGCATTTCCAAGTTTCTTTTCGTTTTCACGTATTGCTCGTTCTACATCATGTAGTGCTTTTACTTTTTCATAATCATTATTGAACTGAGATCCTTGTATTGTCTTTAATTCTTCTTGCGCTTCTTGTAGCCTTAGTTCAGCTTCTTGCTTTTCAATTTCTGCCTTTTGTGTGTAATAGTCTTTAATTGACATGAATCCTTCATCAAATGCTATTTTATTTTTATCAAGAATATCTTTTAAGTCATCAAGCGCATCTTTCAGAGCATCCTTTAAGCCTTGAATATGCTCTTTCATAGCCTCCTGTGATGCTTTTATTGCTTCTCTCTGTGCTTTCTTGTTCGCCTTCTCGTCATTCTCTGGATTAGGATTACCTTTTACGTCATTTAATCCGACCTTCTTAGCCGCACTTGTTTGCCTCTCCATAGTCTTTTGGAAATCTTTTATTCCTTTTTCTAGTGATTCTGTTAATGTACCTTTCTTGCTTAGTTCCCCATATCTTTCAGTTAAATATTTCTGAAAACTATATCCACTACCTGACCATGTTTTTTCTGAAAGGTTATGATTCCATTCTACTGAATTTTTAAAGTCTTTTGCAGAATTTTGCGCCCAGTTATTCACACGCCCAAGAGATTCTTTTACCCCAGTATCGTCTATTCCGAAAAATTTCTTAACACCACTTGGTAAAGCATCAACTGCTGAAAGAAGTGCCTTTGCGATACCTGCTCCAAGCATAACAAAGGAAGAATAAAGTATTTTTACTTTTGCACCAATTAGTTGGAGTAGCCTAATAACAGCCATTATTGGTGCTTCCATAATGGTAAATGCTTCAACAATTACATCTCCAACCCATGTTGCGGCTCTTGCAAGTTCAAAGAATATTTGAATAGCATCTTTAACAAGCTCAATAATTGCATCTATCGGATCTTCTGTTCCAGTGAGTTGTTCCAAAAAGGCAATAAATCCATCTGCCAATTCCGCAACCATTTCTATTATTTCAGGCAGTGCTTCTTTTAGTTTCTCTACTGCCTCTGTCGGAATAAATTTTGCTTCTCCAACTTCACTATCTACATCAAGTCCACCTTGAACAATGTTCTTTTGTGCATCTAGTCCATAATCTTTTCCTTTTTGTTTCCACTTATTATCAACAATATCAAACTCGTTGCCCATCTCGTCTACCCATTTACCAGTAGCATTGGTAATGGTGTTAAATAGTCCCATAAACATTGGGGCTACATTTTCAACAATATCTGAGCTTACTTTTAATAGTCTATCTTGCATACGTTCAAATGCACCAACAGGTGTATTTGAATATTCTTCTAACATTTCTTTGTAGCTTGCAAACTTCTGCATTAGATAGTCAAATCTTGCATCTACGTCATCGCCGAACTTTTTCAGATCATCATTTGTGATATGTAGTGCATTTGCTACCTGTGACGAACGAGATGTTATACTATTCTGTGCTATGTCTCTTGTTTCTTGAAGAACCTGATTTGGTGCTAACTGTAGTGTCTTTGCTGTCGCAGCTATGCCTTTATTTACTCTATATGCTTGGTCAAGGCTCATACCCTTACTCATTAGCATCGGCAGAGTACCCTGCAAAGATTCAATTATTTCTGAGAAATCAAATACTGACTTTTCTGCATCAAGCATAGCCTTATTCATTAGTTTTTGAGATAATACTATAGATGTTGCACCAGAGGCTTCACCATAGGCGTCTTTAAACCCTTTTCCACCAACGTATCCTTGTGACTGTATCGCCGCAGCCATACCATATGTAGCCTTAGACTTCTTTACATATAGTTCTATTCCTGGCTTTAATGCTTCATATATAAGTGAAGCAAGTTGCATTAGCGCAGTTCCAAGTGTAGACGTAATACTTAGCAACGATGAAAACGCCGCAAATACACCAGTAAGGACAGCAATACCAGGAAGTATCCTAGCAGCAAATGTTCCAATAGCCCCACTTGCTCCACCAGTACCAGCATTTTTAGAAAGTTCTCCTAGCTGATATGCCGCAACTTCTAGTGCTGAACCGAAACCTTTACTTGCACGACCGATTGAATAAATAGCATTGGAAGATGCTTTTGCATACCAAGGTGCCTCGTCAATATGATTATCTTTTCTTAGCAGATCGTCAACTTCGTACTCTTTTCCATTAGTATGTCTTTGAAATCTACTCCTAGACCTACGATTAGTCCCGTCAGACAATCCAGTTTCTACCCTATTTGCTCTTGCATTTATATTTATATTACTATTTCTTTTTATATCCGCAATCGCGTCCCTTATCTTTTCAAGGGTTTTTAGCGTGCCGTTATCTTCTAAGGTTGTTGTTACCTTCTTATTTCCGACTATTGAATCTAATGCTTTACCAAGTGATAATGCTTTTGATGTTGTATCTTCAAACCCACTTGATTTCATGTTCACAGAAGCATTTCCAGACAATCCCTTTAGGGCATTGGCTACTCTTGAGATTGCACTCTCCGCACCTTTTGCACTAGACGAATCAATATTTATTGACTTCCCACTAATATCGTCTAGTTTCTTTCTAATTGATGCTATTTTTGACGTTACTTCTTTATCATCAAAGTTGGTCTTTATCTTTGCAGTAAGTCCGTCAAGTTGCTTTCGTAAGCTACTTAGCTCCTTGTCTACTGATGTACTATCTACTCCTAATTTAATGTTTCCTTGAAGTGACTTTGTTGCGCCGTCTATTGCTTTATTTAATTCTTTTATCTCTGCAATCGCTTTATCAGCTTTTGCTTTAAACTCAACTTCTTGTACTACTTTTGCCAAATTATTCATCTCCCCCTAATTAAAAAGCCCTACTTTTGCAGGGCTTCATTTTCTCATATCCTCAAGAAGTTTCGGTATCTTCTTACTTCCACCAAACGCACCAGATATTCCGACCATTACGCCCTCGATAAAGTCGGCGTTTTGTCTCATATCATATTTTATGCACTTCTCATAAAACATGGAAATCTCATCTTTTGAGTAGGTATGTATTATTTTTTCTTTATCATGACCGTGAGCAACAAGTGTGTTTATTGCATCGTATATGGTTACTTCTACTTCTCCTTTTTTGATTTCTTCTTCTTTGGAGTCAGGTTTGCGTTTAGCTTGCTCCAACAATTCACGAAAAAACCCTTGTTTATCTTGTAAACCTCGGTAAGTAGGTCAACTCCTTCAAGGCAATCAACATTCTCTACTTCTTCCTCTGTCATATTAGTTGATTTAAGAATGATGTATCTAATAATGTCAACACTATCGTCACCAATAAGTCCAAGAAGATCTATGATGCCCGTCATGCGAACTCCATTGATTTCTTCCTGCGGTGCTCCCTCTTTTCGATACATAATCTTATTGAGTGCAATATCAAATATCTCTGGATTTCCTAGCACCTTTGCAACAAGATCACTAATCTTAGATGCAATTCGGATGGTATCAAGAAGCGCGATCCGCTTTACTGTAACCATCTTGCCCCCTATGCTCATCTCTTTTTCTGAGAGAAGTAGATCCATCTCTTTATTCTCCATGTTTATTTCCTCCTGATAATCGTTATATTTAATTATATCACATTTATCTTTATTTGTCAAATACCTCTACCACCAACAGGTATAAAAAACTGCCATCCCGTTCTTTAGTTCGGAAATAGCTTCGTCTACAAGTTCCTTATTTTCTGGTAACTCTTCGGCTATTCGCATGAGGTCTTGTTTCGTGAGGAATACTATAGAACAATTAAAATCGTCATAATTGCCCCCCTTTTCCACGAATAACCTTTGCATAAAATCATTTAGTTTATGATTTTTTCTCCAATAAACCAGTTCGTAAGATCTAAAGTTTTTGTCTTTCTTGATATTAGACAACTTTGCTCTCGCGTCTGTTGAATACATCCACGCATCAAGCCCCATTTTTATTCTCCTTATACGGTTCTCCACTCCAACATTCTGATACCTCTATATCACATCTTAGTGCTGCGCCTATTCCTACACCACCAGCAAGAAACTCTTTTTTCAAAATAGGTATTGCTTCCTGTAAATGTTCTTTTGGAACACTCATTCCACATTCATCATGTATGGTTAAAAGTATATACACTCCTAGCTCTTTTAATCTCTCATTTCTTGCAATATTTAGCATAGCTCTCTTTGTAATATATGCCGCTGTTGATTGAACTGGGTAATTATAGCATAGTCTTTCTGCCTGTGCGATAAATCCACCATTTTGTTTTATCAGTATTCCTTTGCGTTCTGCTTCACTGATAATTTCCTTCTTTTCATCTTGTCCCCAAGCATTTTTCATCCTATTCCAGTATAGATTCCTGTAGTATTCAAACTGCTTATCTGTAAGAATCTTATCTTTTTGTATTATTTCATACTCAGGAAGATTCAAGTCTGGAAGTCTGCGCCGTCCACCATAGAAGTTTTCAACGTATCCATGCTTTCTTCCAAATTCTACAACATTTTTTAGGTATCTAGCAAGGTCTGGAAAAGCAACCATAATAGAATCTTTTATTTCCTGTGCCTTTTCCTTTGATACGTTTAAGTCCTCTGCAATAGCCTTTACTCCCTTACCATAGCAAATTCCAAGACAAATTGCCTTTGCATGTTTCCTGCGCTCTTTCCCTTCCTTGTTTGTTGTCCCGTCTGCATTAAACTCTAAGCAGTCCTCATACTTTTTGTTAAATGCAATAGACGCAACATGGCTATAAATGTCTCTACCAAAATTAAACGATTCTAACATCTTTTTTTCATCTGCCAGTGATGCTACTGCCATCATCTCTTGTTGACTGAAATCTAAAAACACAAACACTTTATCCTCACCTGCAACAAACATATTTCTTATGTCTTTGTTTTTACTTGGAACTTGTTGTAAATTCACTATGTTATCATATAGGCTATTTATCCTATATCTCATATGGTTTATCATCCCATATGTTCAGACTATATCACTATCTTATTTCTAAGATATGTACCATTCGTGGATATTTCTTCTCATTGAGATTACTCTATCTAGTCGTTACACACGCTCATGTTGTCACCAACACGCTTGGCTCGGTATTACCTCTTTAATATAGTGAGAGGTTCTCTTGGTTATATCACAATGGTACGCCTCCAAGTACCTGTCGAAACCGAATTAGATACAATCCATATATAGCTCACGCTACATACGCCCAATTTATTTTAGGATTACTACTTGAAAAGCGCATCGTATCAGTTCCACACTGATTGAAGTTACAGTGTATTTTCCCATGATGTTCTAGCGCATCTTCTGTGAGCTTATCAATGAAAGAACTTATGAGTTTATCATATTTCTTTACTTCTTCTAGTGCTGACAGTATTTCTCTGACTCTTGTTCCTTCATATTTTTTCTGTCCCATTACTGCGTTTATGACATGCTTTCCCGTTCCTCTCGGTTCTTTTTGAAATATTACACCTGTTTTCATAATATCATATATTAGGATTTGAAGCTGTTTTGGGCTGTTGAAATTTATTGGATATTCTATATCACCCATGATCTCCATTCGTTCCCTTATTTCTTTTTCTAGCGGTTCTACTGCTTTCGCAAAGTTATCCTGCGCTTCTTTCAACAATCCAGTATACTTTTCCTTTAGCTCTTTTGCGCGATTGAAGTCAAACTCAATACCTCGAATCTTCATGTCACACACTACTCTTTGAATTGGCATTTCTACTTCCCAGAATAGCTTTGCAATTCTTTCAAGTTTGTAGTCTGCACATTCTTGTGTCCCAACAGTAAGGAACGGTTCATAGAACTCTCCCAAATCCAAACTCATGTCTGCGTCTTTTGCCGCATACGGAAACCCTACTTCTGGTGGTATATAATTAAAAGGTATTCCACCAAACAGTTCTGTGAACTTGTCTGCCTTTTGTCCTCCTGCACAATACTTTACATACAGATATTTTAGACCATGTTCCTCATTCTCATTAAGGAGGTGTGACGCATTTAGTGTATCAAATGTTGCCCACAACCATATTCCAAATACTTTCTTAATTAGAACGGTATCAAAATATGCGTTGTGCATATATATTTTTATGTTTCCGTCAATAAGTATCTGTAATCCATGTTTAATACATCCCTTACTTATCTGATTTCCCAGTAGCATATCAGTAATAGGGCTTGTATGTCCGATTGGCACGTACATAGCTTTCTGTGACGGGCTTTTCATTGATATGCCAACTATATCACACAGTATGTTATCAAGTCCTGTAGTCTCAGTGTCGATAGCAACAACACCATCTTCTACTGCTTTCTTGCAGTAATTGATCCACTCTTGCTCGTCTGTAATTAGTAAGAAGTTGTTTTTCTCACTTCCAAGATTCTTTTCGACCAACCTACTGATTGAAGAAATTTTCTCCATCAGTGTTCCTTTTTTTAGTTTTATTTTTGGTTTATGTGTTTCTTGTGTTTTCTTTAAGATATTTGAAATATCCTCAGTTGTCCTCTCTGGTAGTTTGAACAATGCCATCAGAATTACACCTTTTCTTATATCTACAATACTGACAAACTTTTCTATCTACGTCTGGTTTCTCTGGTATAATATTTTCATCCGCAAACTTGTTTGCTCTATAAATCAAATCCCTAATGTGATTCTTTTCTTCTCGTGTTGGAGTAAATACCATAGCTTTCTTTGTAAGTAAGTCTCTATCCTCAAATAAGAACATAACATCTGGAATTTGCATTAAGTAACTATAGCAAGTTGCTTGAAGTTTATACTCATCTGGAACATCATCTTTGATTCTCATAAACTTCATACCCATCATAGTTTTTATCTCCAAGATGAAATATTTTCCATTATTATTCTTAATTATGCCATCACACATATATGATATTCTGTTTTTATCATCATATAAATGTAATTCATGATCCGTTTTTTCGCCGATGCGAAGATCTAACCCTTTTTCTTTAACATATTCTTCAACATCTACGAACCCCCACATTGGCATCTTTGTGATATATTCTTGAAGCACTTCATGTCTATGTGTCCCTACCTCTGTTATTCCCTTTAGGTTATAACTTCTCTTTTCATCTTCTACTGGTGTTGACAGTAATTTATAGACGATCTGCCTAATACATTTAAGGGAAGAAGGTGTTATATTTGCTGACGGAGGTCTTTCTTCCCCAGACTTTTCTATGTAGTTTGTAAGAGATAGTAAGAACTCTTTTGCATCATCTTTCTTTGCAGACGCAAGCAACTCATATAGTGACTTTCTCCCCATGATTTATCAAATAACTCCTTCTACAACATACGAAACAATTTGATATTTTGATGTTATTCCACCAAAAAGTTCCTTTTCCTTTCGATTAAGTTCGCTAATTCGCACATACGCATCTGCCTCTGTCTCAAACACTTCTGGTTCATTACCAATAGTAACATATTCAACACCATTATCTGTGTCAGAAATAATAGCATACATACTCTTCTGCACGTAAACTTTCTTCGTCGATATATCAAATATATTTGATGTCTTTTTCTTTCTTGCCAAATTTATCACTCCATTACTGAAATAATATATCTTCCAATATTATCTTCAATACAAATAAAATCATCTTCTATATATAAATTTAATTCGTTCTCCATATTTTTTAGCACACCAAGTACATAGTCAGTTTTTACAACTGCTTCTTTATCTTCCATATCTACACATATATCCAATTTTTCTTCTGATGTTCCTTGTGTATTCTTTATCCACAATTCGTTGTTTTCAACGCAAAACTTTATTGACGGTTCTTCAAAAGGGTTTCTAAATACAGACTGCCTTTTTATTGTGTTTAAAAGCATCTTCTTATCAACACCTACGGCACCTGTAAGTCTAATGGATAAAAATGGCTCTACCAGTTCAACAGGAAAGCTATTCCATATTTTATTGTTGAACTGTATTTCAATGTTTTCGCATCTCACCCTATAGTTATCCATCAAAATCTTTCCGTCTAGCTTAGACAGTGATTCCACAATAAAAGGTTTTATATCTCCAATAGGAAGTTCAACACTACCCGTGATTGCCAAAATAGCACTGTTAGTTGTTACAAGCGTGCCATCTTTATTATGGTAAAGAGTAAATTCTTCGTGTTCGTCTCCACTGTATACAGCTACTTTATTTCTCTTTACAGCCCTATCAAATTCCTCTGCACTATACTCTTTTCCATCCAACATTGGTTTCATTGATAGAGGAAGTTGTATTGCAGACCCGTCTGCCTCTACTTGTATTGGAATTTTATACTTCCCGTTCCCGTTAAATTCAATGTACTTACCTTTGTTTTTAATAGACACACTCTCTTTTGATGTGAGTTTAACAAGTTTTAACAACATTGGTAATGACACAACCGCATTTTCCATATCCCCATCACAATCAATCTTAACCACTACTGTTGTAAATCCGTCAGTCCCGCCAAGTTTCATCTCACCATCTTTTGCATAAAATTCAACAAGACCCGTCATTGGCTTTATTGGATTATATGTTATCAGTGAATGTATCGTATCTATTGCCTTTAAGAACTCTTTTGTCTGCACTTTTGCGTCCTCTCATAGTCAAATATTATGTCACCGCTATCAAATAACTCTTCAAGCGTTTTATACGGGGTCATATTTTCTAAAAACCAATATGTCCAACAATCATTGTAAAATCCAGTTGGTTTATGTAGTCCTGGTGCCCATCTTCTATCTTTAGGTCTTTTCGTGCTATCCCTCTGTGATGATATTTCCGAAGAACTCTCCCATAATTCGTCTATTTTCATGTTTTCAAGTAATCACCTCCACTCAATGCTTCTTTTATATTGCCTAAAACATGTGTAGCACAAGGAATAGCAATACCATTTCCAATGGCTTTATATCTTGCCGAACTCCCTCCGTAAGCAGTATACCCAACTGGAAGTCCCTGTAGTTTTTCACATTCTGACAGTGACAACTTCCTAAGTATTCCAGAACGGCTTAAACTATTATATGTATGTATAACAGGTATTTGTTTTCCACCCGTACCCATTCTTGCGTTTAAGGTCTGTATACAGTCCTCTCCAACATATCTAAGGGCTTCATTTGCATGAGTCATATCATAGATTGTGTTTTTAATGTATCCATTAGTTCCATCGGCAGAAGTATATGATTTTCTCTCACTCTCCGAAGTATTCCAAGGCACGCTTTTGGACTTAAATAATACTTCTGCAAATCTTCCTTGCCGCCCCCCGTTGTTTGGTCTAAAATCTGCGATAAGGAAGATTCTCTTTCTTCTCTGGGGAACTCCCCAACCTCTTGCATCAGTGAGCCTCCACGAAATGTCACAGTTCTTGCTTCTAACCAATCCCGCGTTTGCCCATCTTCCAGATCTAGGTATTGGAATATCGGCTTCTGAGATTTCTTCAAGCACGGTTCTAAAATCATTCCCTTTATTGGTTCTAAATGCGTTTTTGACATTTTCCCACACAATGAACTTTGGATATTCTCCATTAGTCGCTTCCCTCATCTCTCTTATAATGCGTATAGCTTCATGAAATAAGTTGCTTTCTTTTCCACATAAACCAGCTCTATTTCCAGCAACACTCAAATTTTGACAAGGACTAGAAAATGTGATTATATCAACTGTCTCAATCTCTTTTCCGTTAATATGCCTAATATCTCCTAACTGTTTAACATCTGGAAAATGAGCATTGCTTACTTTCATTGGAAGTGCTTCAATTTCACTACTCCACAGTGGCTTTATTCCAAGTCTCTCTGCTACAAGCATCCAAGAACCAATGCCGTCAAATAGACTTCCTAACGTCATTCTTATTCCTCCTTGCACATAGCAAGTATAACATATTTATGGATTTTTGTCAAACAAAAAGGCAGGTTTTATCCTGCCCAATTTTATCAAAATCCGTGGTTCACCGACCGCGCACGTGGCGTAACAACCTCCTGTTGTACTTCCTTCTTGCCAGATGGATATTCACCAGTCTCAAGATACTGGTTCATCTGTTCTGCTGTCCAGTTCTTGATAAATGAATCATCTCTACCAAAAATATCATCATTTTGAACATCAAACTTCGCACGCAGACTTGCAACACTCTCTGATGTATCAAGTGCATTTCCTTCAAAGTCCTTTCGCGCTTCAAATAGATTCCACTGTGTCTGTGCTGGTGTCGCTCCATTTACACGCTCAATCTCAATATAGTTATCAATTCCATATCGTGTCATAAAGCCCATTAGGTTTGTGCGATAATAGTTCGTTGACCGAGAAAATAGTTCATAGCTATCTTCCCGCTCTCCCTTATAGTTATAGAGGCTGATAACAGGTGCATAAAATGAATCATTCACTCGTGTAACCATCTGTGGAAATGGATCGCCAGCAAACTTCTTTGACGCTTCGCACAAAGGGCATCCGTCACCAAGACAGCTAACTTCTACTGGATATGACTTTCCATTCTTGCTTGTCATTCGCACTGTATGAGTACTATAGATCTCAATATCCTCTGGCTTATCAACAAGTAGCCGAACAATGGTATGCGCCTTATCCTTCTTTAGCTGTACCTTATTCAAAAACTTTCGTGCTGTATTTTCAGTACGTGTATTATCATTCTTTGTTCGCTTATCAAGTCTCGCGTTCATTTCTTCAAAACTAATTCTCGCCATAATTAAATTCCTCTTTCTTCTTTACAATAATTCATAAAATCATTAAATGTTTCTAAATAGCCATAATCATTTATATCTTTTCCTTTTTCCTTTATGACTAATTTAGATATAAGCTTATCCCTGTCCAATTTTCTGCATAGCTTGTTGCTTGCCATTTCACCTGCTGAATCATTATCCAGACATAATATTATCCTCCTGTAATCCAGTCCCCTTAACATATCTATCTGATAATCACTGCCTGTACCCAACAAGGCAACAGCAGGCTTACCCCATTTAATCAACATAAGAGCATTGAAAATGCTTTCACATACATATAGCTCAACAGAATCATAAAAGTTCTTTATGACCTGATATAGCCCGTATAACGGCTTATCAACTCCATCTGGTATATAGAATCTTTTTCCCCTAACACTTCTTCTAACAACAAATAGTGTCCTTCCTTTTGTGTCATGTACTGGAAAGGTTATGCAGTCAGTCAACTTATCATAGCCAACATCATAGTCAACAATCTGTTGATATTCCAGATACCGTTCTTTCATATACGGATGTATAAATGAATATTTTGCTAGCTCATCTTCACTAACATATTCTTGTTTCTTTTCTGTACTTTCTTGCTTGATTGGCGTAAAGAAACAAGCACGATTGTCAATGTCAGACGTAAACCTATCTATTAACCATCTAGCACCAAATGCACCACCATCATTTAAGCCGAAGCAATGAGAAATGAATTTTTCTAGCGTAACTTTTTCATGACAACTGAAACAATGACTATATCCAATAGGTATAACTCTATCTCTTTTCTTTATTTCTCTCGTTGTCATTCCCATAGACGGCTTCTTCTCTACGCCGCCACCGTGATACGGACAAGTAAGCATTATGCTTCCAGTATTTGCAGTCTTGTAATTTATATCATGGAGAAGATTACTGCCAGACATCCTAAGTTCTGTTTGCAATAGCCTTAATATATCAGGAATACTAGCCAAAATTGGCACGTCATCAACTATTATCATTACTATCCTCTAATATATCATATTTAACACTAACTCGTGTTTTCAATATATCAATCAGCGTATCTTTTATGTAATCATTCCATGAATTTAAATTGCACTTTTCTTCTGGAATGACAAGAGTTATTTCTTTTGGTAGATGCTCTGTAACACTCTTCCAATCAAGACTTGCTTTAACCTCCATATAATCACCTCCTGCTAAAAGATGATTATATCACAAAAAGCTGAAAAAGTCAATCAACAATCATCAAGAAAACTCCAACAACAATGAGCGTCATTATTGCAATCAATATGCCACCTACCATATTAAAACAACTCCTTCATTGTTTCCTTGATCTTATCTGTAACAATAACATTTAATAGCTTAAAATCAACTTTTGGATTCTTATACTTCTTTACAAAGTTATATGTTTCTTCCTTTACAAACTCATGCCACACAACGCCAAGAAGTCTTGGAATCATTTTACTGTTCCACTCACCAGCATCATTTACAATCTTCTCATGTTCTTTTCTAATAAACTGTTCGGTGCAGAAGTTATCAACAATATCCTTTTCAACAACTTCACCAACAATAGGTCTGCCAACTTTCATGGTCTGCTTAAACTCTTCGCGAACAATCTTAGCCCATGTTCTACGTCCATATTTATTTGTATAGTCATATCTCTTTATAACTATACCCTCGCCAGTATTATTATCCGTCTGCAAAAACACACATTTATCAACATATTCTCTGACTTGTTCTTCTGTTGGATTTTCTAGTTTTGCGATCAGCGGAATATACTCAATACCAAATTCCTCAAGCATCGGAACATACTCTTCATATGTTAGGTATGAGCCATCCTCTCGCATAACATCAAAAACGTATAGCTTTTTCCAAGCGTCTTTTTCATAAGTACGGATATGATGCTTTACGAGAAACTCTCCATACAGATAAACATTTGGATGTTTTTCAAAAAACTTCTTAAACTTTTCCTGTGACAACACGTAGGCATATGAACCAGCATTATCATTCCCAACAGATAACACCCTATTTCTGCTACCAGATTTTATCGTATCTCCATCTGTATATACAACTTGATTTGTACCATCTAACTTCGTAAACAAATACACAGTTCCATCGAGTATTCCTTCAACCTCTGATGTTCCAAGTCTTTCAATGTGTTGATACTTTTGATAAATCATACAAACACTCCTATCTAATTATTTTATATGCAGACCAAACCAATGTGCAAAGAATCGCATAGTTTGGAACCAAAAACTCTGTATCAATCAATACATTGCTCAATGTAAACAAAGAACAAAAGATGAAAAAATAAATCATCATTGACACTAATACTTCTGCTAAATCCTTGGATAATCCTCTTATATCTTCCATAGTTTCCTAGACCTTTCCACGTTTTCCACGTCGATGAAGAACATTTTCAACGACTTACTTTGTATAAATTTAAGAACTTCTTTTAAATTTTCAATTCTTCTATAGTCATCCTCAAACAACGCTTCTCTGCTTAACCTATTTATTTCTTCATTTAAGGTTTTAAGCATCTTTCCGCGCATCTGCTTGAACTTTATATTTTTTTTAAACGCTAAATTACATGAGCAAGGCTTTTCACCAGCTTTTAATTTTCTCATATCCATTCTTCTTATACTTCCACATACGACGCATTTACATAAGCATTTATGCCTACGCCCATATGCGTGATCCATATAAAGTATATCCTCTATCACAAGATAGCCATTGATAACTTTTCCCTTTAACTTTTTAAATCTACCAAGATTTTTTGGTTTTTTACCAACAATAATCATGTAATCACCACACTAGAAAACGTGTTTCAATTCCTTTTTCAACTCTTCCAACTCCTCCGCTGTAGATTCATCGCTCTCAATGTCCTCAAGGCTAGGAATAAATGTGTAACTCATTCTATCTATATCAAAGCTATATGTATATGTCTTTCCAACAATATTTCCACGATTCTTTGTTATATAGAATTTTAACGCATTTTCTGACTTGTTGATTGACACCATCTTTGTTGCAGCTCTGCTTACATCATAGCTATCTGCAATAGACTCTGAATCATCAAGTATTTCATCTTCTGACCGCTTCTCAGAACCCCGCCTCCTTGACTGTGCAACTATAACAACAGGTATCTTGAAATCATTAGATAGTTTCAATAGTTGTCTTGCAGCTAACCCCATCTTAGCACTTGTTGACATCCCTTTTGTATCACTATCTGGCTCAACGTACACAATACCATCAATAAACAATATATCCAACTTCTTGGATTTAACAAACTGTCTGCATTTAGAAACTGTTATACCATCCTTAAAGTCCTCGCTATCTGCTACAAATACATGTTCATCTGACATATTCAGTTCATCAAAATATTTCTCATACCCATTTATTAGTAGTCCTTTTTGCATAGCAGAATTAGAGAAGTGAGTTCTTGAACTATCCCATCTAAAGCCAATGGACTGCGTGCTCATTTCCGGGGAAATAAATCCAACTCTATTTCCTAGTTTTGATGCGTGTTCAGCACACATCGTAAGAGCGACGCTCTTTCCTACGTTTGATTTAGCAAAGAATATAAACAGTTCTTCTCCTCGTTGAAATCCAAGAAGATCCTCGTTTAGTTCCTTAAATGGAATTTCAATAAAGCTGCTTTCTGGGTCTTTCTGCCTACGTCTCCATTCCTCTAGTCTTGATCTATCATGAATAATGTCCGTACACGAAAAATCTTCTTGGGGCTGTAAATTATCAATCTGAGATATAAGATACTTGCTTGCCTCATTTGCATCTTTCTCATACAATCTTGAAGCAGTATTGATGACATTGACCGCCCTATTAAACAGTGCTTGCTCCCTTATATCATCAACGATAGATTTTGGAGTTTGTGTTACAACAAAGAAATCAAAGCTAGGGAACTTCTCAGTAAACTTTTCTTTATCTGGGATACTGCCATATTTTTCATAAAACTCTTTAATGTAAATAAACTCTTTTTTTACTCTAGGGAGATGTTCTTCTGTGATGTTGTTATCTTCAACAATAGAGTAATCTTTATCAGAGAGTAGCTTATTGATTAGTTGATATTCTCCTACACTCAATTAGTCTCTCTCCTTTCATATGTGGATATTCCCTTTCTTCTTCCTCCACCAGTTAGTTCAATTACAACGTCAGTACAAGCTCTATCTGCAATTCTACTATTTATCTTATACATTTCATCTGGACTTAAATTTGAACTGTATAGTGTTGCTAAAGAGTTAGAATATCTCGTATTTATAATATTTGTCAGAACCGATATGTCATATTCCGATGTTTTTACTGCCCCAATATCGTCAAGTACACACAACTCTCTTTTCATTAACGCAGAAATGTGTTCATTCGCCTTTTCTCTATCCTCAAAATTCTTTGCGGTAAGAAGAAATGTTGGAATAAATTCAAACCAACATCTGTCCTTAAACTCATTTCCTACACATATAGTTGCCATATATGACTTCATTATTTTTGTAAGCCATTCAGTCTTTCCATTTCCGTAGTTGTGGCTCCACAAATATAGCGTTCTTCCTTCTTTAACAAATGATTCAATATCATCTTTTATCTTCGCAAGTGTCTCAAAAGCATCAACATCTTCTGGGGAGGGAAACATTCGTTTTGCTTTCTCATACTTTTCTGGTAGATTACTCGTTCTCAGAAGATAATAGAACTCTGGCTGTATTGTGCAAGAAGGATCGCATCCTACGCGCTTTTCTCGTGGACAACCGCCCCTAAATACACATTTTTCTATATATCTGTATTCCATGTATTGCCTCCTCTCTTCTGTATTCTACCACAAAACAAAAAGAAGGTCAAGTATTTTCTTGACCTAACTTATAATAGTCTTTCATTTTCTTTGACCGCCGTATTGCAACTTGTAGCTTTGCGTCCAGTTCGTCTTTTACAGTGCCACCCTCCATTGATTTTACCATATCAATAATGCTTTTATACGGTGCTCTAATAACTATAGTATCAGAAGCACAGTCAGTAAACACACTGGTTTCAATCACTATATTCTCCATACTCATTATAAATATCTTCAAAGAACACTGGGTACATTCCATACACAAGTTCAAGAACATCGTGCATAAGAAGTCTTATATCCTTTCGCGCATGTTTATCAAGACGTAGCTTTAGGATATGGCGCAACTCCCTCATATTTACATTCATTACTATTGTCGTTGCCAAGCTCTGTGGTAGAACGCTTCTGGCAACCTCTACAGACACTTTGTCATCTTGAATCATTTTCATATATGAGGCTTCTGCCGTCAAAATGCTAGTTTTCCATGTATCATATGCGGCATTATTTAGATCTTCTGGAACAATAACCTTAATATCACCACTTTTGCTATAGTTGCAATAACGTGTTGATTCAACAGCAAAAGTACACATACGATGTCTTGTTATTTGAGCAAGCGTCGCTCTGTCACATACAAGGCGAAGTGTTACACCTGCCATCTCAAGCATACTCATATGACCATTTTTAACTAAAAATCTAATTATCTTTTCGGCACTTCCATCAGAAATCTTATCCTCACTGTGATAGCAATTTCGCGCTGCGCGTTCAACAGTATCAAGAACAGTTTCATATGGGAGTGGGTTTATTAGTTCAGCAGCTCTTTTTACAATAATCATCAATTTCCTCCAAACGTCTTTGTGTTATTCTGTAGTATTTTTCGTCTATTTCACATCCGATAAAATCTCTATTTAGCTTCTTGCAAGCAATAGCAGTTGTTCCAATTCCAAATGCAAAATCGCACACAACTTCTCCCTCTTTTGAGGAATTTTCAATAAGAATTTCCATCAATCCCACTGGCTTGCTTGTGTCGTGAAGGTTATTTCCATCTTCGTCCTTTATTTTTACATTCGGAACATCAAGAACATCGGCGGTTCCACAGTTATTTATTCTTACCGCCTTTCCTTTTCTGAAAAACAGTATGTATTCAAAGCTATTCATATAGTATAACCCAGCAACCTTATTCCCTTTATTCCAAATCAAAGATTTTATGAAATGAAATCCACTATCTTTTGCAACCGTTAGAAACTTATATAGATTGATATGATTACACATTATATAGCAATGTCCACCATCTTTTAGTACCCTAAAACACTCTGGAAACCACTCTTTGCATTTAACATTATTGTGTTTAAAAATCGTCCCATCCATACCACGCTTAGTTGCGAGAAATCCATGATTTATGCAATTACCTCTTGCAGTAATTTTATACGGAGGATCACAGACTATCAGATCAACACAGCTATCATTAACCTACTTAAAGAAATCCATGCAGTCTGCATTTTCAATAATCATTTTTTATACCAACAACCACATCATATAGAATGTAT